CCGGAATCTGGACGACGGGAGTTGACACTCGACACCGGCATTCTCGGCACTGACGAGTATAACGCGCAGTGGCGTATCAACCCCGATGACTTACCGGACAAGGACCCACGCTACGCCATAGAGGACCGTGGGCAGTGGGTCGCCACGCCCCGCGTCGAATACACGGGTGTCACCGGCCAGAGGGCACCTGACGGAACCCTCGCCACCGCCGTCGCATCCAAACTCGGCTGGACGGGGGACGAACCAATCAGCTTTACTAAAGGACAGGCTATCGACGAACCCTACCACTACAGATTCTTGACAAGGCTCCGTTGGATTACACAACGCTTCCTGCAAGTCAATGATTCCTACTCCGACGCAGACCTCTATAAGAAGCTGACCGGCGTAACAAAAGGCTGGGATCAAGAGAACATTCTGGAGATAAGCCGCGCGTGGAACCACGGTGCCCTGTGGGAATGTCTCGTCGACGGCACGATGCAGGAGCCGATGCTGGGACGCACAGACTGGAAGCTCATCAGCGGCGGCACATTCTCCCTTGGATTCTATACCTCTGGCGACGATCCTACGCCTATCAGCGGGTTAAACGTCCGGCCTGGCTTCATCGACGAGACCGTTGTGCCACATCTGCTTTTCGGGCAGGAGGACATTAGCGACATGGTGACGGCGTGGAAGTGGGTGCGCGAGAGCGGGAACGCCGCGCTTGACGAGGCTTGGGGCAACTCCATGCACACCGAACGGGACGATGACCAGTCGCCACTGAAAAGCGACACACGTGCCATCCATATAACTGACGATGACCTGCCAGGCGACTGGAGCATTGACGGCGGAAAGGTTTCGTTCAAGTGTACGGCTCGGTTTCTTGACGGCGGCGAAGAGGCGGAAATTATCAATAGCATAACAATAATATAAGGCATGAAGAGAATCATCAACACATCAGTGCCAGTAGTGGTGACGACGATAAGGACGCCGCTCAGCACGTCGCTGACCATCGCGCAGTCTGGCGAGAACGGCGGTCCACTGACACAGGCACAGGACACGCAGCAGAACCCGCAGGTCTGGATTCCAGACCGCAGGCTGCATCCGCTGATACTCACGCCGCTGTTCGTCGCCAAGGACACGGGGACGGGTGAGACTATCACGTCGGGGTATGACATCAAGTGGTACATAGTCAACGGAGATACGCAGACGCAGATAACGTCTACGGTGACGTCCCAGGACTACTACCTCGAACAAGAGACGGTATATGACGAGGAATCCGGGGAGTCCACGACCAGGCTGACGGGACGGCTCGTCGTGAGGAAGAACGTCGACTACCGCACACCCGTCACCCTGCGCTGTGTCGCCACGTACACGGACAATCTCAGGCAGGAGATCTATACGAAGGAGAGCATCGTGACGCTTACATCGACCAACATGCCAGAGGAGAACTATGTCGTGTCCTTACAGGCCCCAGCCGTGATTACATACGACCCGGTCTACATCAAGACAGGCAACCTGGCGAACGGCTTGTTCCAGAACGGCAGCAAGTTCCGCCTGTCTGCCAAGACAATGCTTGGCAGTAATGACGCGACGAGCGGTGTCTATTACTTCTGGTATATCGACGGGCAACCTATCGTCGAGGGTCTTGACTTCCTACAATACTCTCAGGAGAACCAGCTGGCGGGAAAGGGACTCGGCACGGACACCATCGTGCTCGACATGGACTACGCTGAGAAATTCAAGGGACAGGTGCAGATAGGCACGTTTAACGAGGTCGGCTCACCGACGGGCAACCCAAAGACGAAGGGCTACTATGAAATGAATGGAAACGACTTCGTTCTGACCACAGACACGACGGTAAACGCCTCGAAGGTGTACTATACCAAGCCGTCGGCACCCAACCTTCCTTCAACGGACGAGCGGACGATGATGTGGGAGTGGCCGGATATTGACAACGAGCCATTCAGCCACAGCGGCAATGCCGTCAGGTCGAGCAGCGGGAGCAAAGTGTTTGAGGCAATAGTTCAGGCCGACGGCGTGGACTTGGACGATGCCTTTGTCGATGAGCACATACGGCTGGACTGGCATCTCCACCCGATGAACAGCAGCACCGTGACCGACCTGGGGTATGGCAGGACGATGGCCGTTGACCATGCGGCACTCAACAGGACGGGCGGCGAGCACGTCGAGGTCTATGCCGACACCTGCCTTCTCGGCCCGTTGACACTCATACAGGTGAGCGAAGACGACGACACTCTCATTACGACAGACGACGGGAACTCATATATCGTTTGCAGGACATAACCAAATTAAAATAAACAGAATAGCACTATGAGAAAGGAGTCTACATTCTTGGCATCCGCAGAGATAGCGAGGCGCGCGGGTGTCATTACGACCAACTACAGGACGAAGGATGGTCGATACATCGTGTCTGAGAAAGCCTTGCGGGCACTAAGCATCATGCCGGAGGAATACGTCAACGGCCTTGACGTGGAGATAATCAGCGAGGCGGAGGCTGAGCGCCTGATAGCCGAAAACGGCTACCAGATTGGAGTACCCGCTGAGAATACGCCAAAGGAAACGTCAGGCGAAGAACCAGCCGACGGGGACGTGAACGCAAATACCGTCGATAACGAGGTGGAAAGCCCCGTCGAGGGGGAATCCGATACGCCGGGAGATGACGTGTCTGCAGAGGAAGAAGTCGAACAAGTTAACGAAGAGGAGAAATAAATCATGGGAAAAGTTAGTAATAGGTTCATGGTAACTGCCATCCACGACGGGACCGCCCTGAATGCCATCATGCGATGCAATACAACCCTCTCACAGATGGTCAGCGGCAACACTTGCGTGCCAGACTGGAACACCGACCATCCGCAGGTGTGGGTACAGACCGACCTTGCCGGCGCGGCAAAAGCACCGACCGCGGCAAGCATCGTCTGGTCGTATAACGGCAACGCCATCACGTTCGATGAGCAGACAAATATGAGCACAGGGTCATTCGTGGATGCCTTCGGCAATCCGCTCTTCCAAAAAACCACCCGGCGCGTTGGGACAATCGACTTCCCAGCGATTAACATCATGCGCAACCTCGGGTCGGAAGGCAACACAGACAATGACGTAATTGCCTGCTCTGGAAGCGTCGAGGACAACGGCTATCCGCTTGACTTCGCCGTGTCGCTGCCCGTTCGTATGTCTGCCATGACCGGCAGCGGATATATTGGCCAGATTACGGGTGAGCAGGCCGTGACTACCGCAACACCCAACATCACCCTCAGTGCAAAACTCTACAACGGCACGACCCCAGAGACGACATTCTGGACGAAGTGGTGTGACGAGGGAAGCGGTGAGTATCTGAACAACGGCAACCCGATAGCAGCGGGTTCTGGCGGCGTTGCACAGTTAAGCATCGGCGTCAGCGACATCACAGACTTCATCGTCCTGCGCTGCGACTTCTACACGGAAAATCCGAATAACAATGGAGCAACCCCCGTTTACTCAGCATTCTGGGAAGTAGACGATGAGACAGACGACGAGCGTATGTATATCGCCAACAATGCCACGGGTAACGCTGCGAACAACAAAGGCGGTGCGTTCCTTCGAGACGGCCAGAGCGTGACGTTCACGGCGTGGATGGGGAAGAATACCAGTGCAACAACCATAGATGAGCGCTACCAGCATTTCTACTGCCGTCTCTATGACAACAAGAACAATGTGCTGAAGGTAGGAGGCGCAGGGACTCCGATGGGAACGAAAACCATCATGCCATCTGGTCTGTTTGACATCACGTCGCAGGTAACCGTTCCTGGCGTGTCTGGAACGAAGACTGGCGGCAGTGTGACCATCACGTATGGCTATCTCAACGAAAGCGCCGGGGGGGAAATGAGTGGCATCGTCATAGCATCAGAATCAGAGATAACGGAACAGGCATCATGAACAGGAAACCACCAAGCAGGGCGTTCACAGTGACGGCAGTCAGGGACGGACAGACCTACGAGGTCCGTTCGAACGTTGATACGTTGCGCATAGCCTCTGGCGGTGCGTCGGCCACGCTTGCCTTCACCGCCTCCTGTTACATGAAGTCAGGCAACAGTGCCCCGGTAGCCTATGCATGCTATTTCTCGGTTTACTTCCGCACGGGAACAGGCCAGAGTCAGGCGGCGAGATACACGGGTAAGGTCTCAAGCAGGGCGTTCAGCGGCATCACCGTTGCGAAGACCGTCGGCGCTGTCGTGATATATGCCACCGATACGGTGGTCGGTGCCAATGCCGCTGCCCCTACGACCTTCCTTGCAAAGAAGGAGATCGCGGTCTTGGCGGACGGCGACAGCCCGGAAAGCTATGAGATACTTCTGACCGACGCATGGGCCAGGTGTGACAAGAACGGACATGTGACAGGTTCGCTAAAAGGGTATGCCTACAAGGTGGTTGGCGAAACGTGGACGGCAATGAAGAATGCTCAGGTACTTATGGGCTATTCCGGCGGTATATCCGCAGAATTTACAACGAGCGGCACAGGCGCATTCTCGGATGGTGGCTATTTTGACGACGACCTGAATGACGTATCTACGGCTAACAACGCGGCGAGTATATTCGTTTCTATCATGGTTGGCGGCAGAGCCGTCAGGGCGGAATATGTAACGATTGTGCATGACGGACAGGACGGAGACAGTATTACGGGAGCAACAGGTAAAATGTGCTATATCGCAGGAGAATACGACCCAACCATCATCTACCGCAGTGACGACCGGCAGACGGTAGCCGTTGAGGTGGACGACGGGTCGGGCTCGGCTGAGATATATTACCTTGATGCCGCCACCAATCTTGATGCGAACAATAACCACATCAGTCCGCAGCAGGACACGGGACACACGATATGGAAACAAGGGCTAAACCGCGAAAACCTTATCCGCACCAAATACCTGTTTGCCGACTTCGCGAATCTGGGTGCCTTCATCGTGAGCGGCCAATGGCAGATGTCGGCCAGTGGTGTCATCAGGGGCATGGACGCTTCCGGCAATCCCGCGTTCACCCGCTATAACACCACCGATCCTGACAATCCTGCCATGCACGGCGGCGTAGCCGCATATACTGGATTCAATTCCGACGATCCGCTCGGACAAGGCGTAGACAAGCAGACCGGCCCCATCACCAAGACTCTTGCAAGGAACACCGCCCAGTCGGCTTATTATGCTCTGATGCGGCTTACGGCAGGACGCGACCTTTACGTCGAGGCATCGGGGTATGCCAACGGCTATTCCGACACTCGGCTGGCGCTCTATCGACGAAGCGGAGACTCATGGGTTCTGGTGCAGGATCTGATGACGTTTACGTCGACGACGAACGCGACAAAACGGGCCACCTACGTCTGTAACGAGACGGCCTACTACTACCTTCGGTTGGAGCATGCAACTACGTCGTCGTCATCATACGGAAGCAGTCAGGTGACTGTGGCTGTGGCCAGGGAGTACGGGTTTACCCCCACTCAGGCTGTTGACGGACTCACGGGTGCAATGATTGGTGCGCTCGGCAATTTTCAGGTAAAGGGTAACGGTGAGGTGAATATTGCAGGTGGGAAGGTTCATGTGGATGCCGATGGCAATGTAACGATGGATAATGTCACAATCAGAGGTTCGTTGATGTATCACAAGGTGTTAGTCGATAAGGTAAACAACTACATTCGTCCTTTTACATTCTGGAAGGCCAACGGCACAGGAATGGACATAGACGCAAGCGGCCCGGTGGCAAATATAACCCTTCATGGAGATACCATAATTATATCCGGCAGCAAACGTGACAGTTCATACAGTCTCTTTTCCGGGATTACTTGCGTAGGATATACCATTATTCTTCCTCCCGCCAGATTCTTCGAAGGCATGAGAATCAGGATTATTAACGGTACGATTAGTGGCGGGAACGGCACGGCGGCTTCACTCAATCCGAGTCAAATTAACCTGGCGGTTATCTACCGTGAAGATACAGAGGAATACAAAGACTTGGCAGATCTGTCCTATACCGCCAATATGATTGTGGCGGCTGTTCCTGTGAAATTCCGCAAGGGGACTGTCGATTTTACCTTTGTCGGGTCTCCTGACTCTGTAAAATGCACGGACCTTACACCCTCTTCAGCAAACAGCTTTACGGTCTTCGGGATTATGGGAAGTCCCAATGCCCTTTACAAGTCAATAGAACTGGTGGCGCAGAAGAATCCGTACATATCGACCTATAATACGACGCAGAACGGACAGGATGCGTCAGACTATGCATGGATGATTATAAGTGCAAATGAATAAGGATATAGCAAGTAAATCATTAAAAAGATAAGAGATATGGAAGAAATGAAAAAATTAGTCGTCGAGGTTGGCGGCAAGGAGTATGAGTTTACGGGCGGCGGCAGCGGAGTGGCGCCAGCCGACAGCGTCGGCTCGGAGGAGATAAAGGATGAAAGCGTCGAGATGGAAGACCTCTCGCCAGGGGTGAAGGAACAGATGGCCGAGCGCGTGACGCAGGAAGATCTCGCCGGATTCCAAGTGTAAACCAAACAAAACGGATGAAACTATGACAACGACAAAGATCAAGAAACCCACCGCCAAGGCCCCCGCACCGCGAGGCCGCAAACGCACACATACCAAGCCCGCCGTGAGCCGCGAGGCGCAGCAGTCGGAGCAGATAGCCCGCACGCTATACGCCGCACTGACCGCACCCGACGCGCCGAAGGCCAGTCCGATGGGCTACATCATGGGAGCCACCACCGTGCTGAAGACGCTCATCGACCAGGCCGAAAAGCAGGGCGAAGACAGGGGCCGGCTGCGCTCCTACGCGCTCAACCTGATAGCCAGAATATGAGCAGGGTTTATGTTGACCTTGCAAATCGGAACTCAATCAATAAATTAGATAACGATGGTGCAAGTCCATCACAAGTTCAATTTTTAAAATCTTTTCAACTATGACAAAAGAAAAGTACATGGCCCTGGCTGACCTCCAGACAGTATGGACCAACTCGATGAAGCCTTGGATTGTGGGCGCATTCATCGCCGTAACCGCAGTTGCCGAAGGCGCAACACCGAAGCTCGTCCTCCAGGACGGCACGCTGCTCGACCAGTCAACCTTCCAGTCAGCAGGTTCCTACGTGCTGGCCTCTGAGAAGGGCACCAACAACGGCGTGGCTACCCTCGATGCCAACGGCAAGGTGCCGTCAAGCCAGCTGCCGTCCTTTGTTGACGACGTTCTGGAAGGCTACCTGAACGCCACTGACGGCAAGTTCTACGAGGAGAACGCCTACACCACGGAGATTCCCGCTGAGGGCGGTAAGATTTACATCGACCTCTCCAACAACCAGACCTACCGCTGGGGCGGAACGACCTACGTTCCTATCGCAGCCGGCCTGGCTCTCGGCGAGACACAGGGCACTGCCTACGAGGGCTCCAAGGGTAAGGCCCTGAAGGATGCCTACGACCTGCACGCTGCCGACACCGACATCCACGTGACCACAAGTGACAAGGCTGCTTGGAACGCCAAGTATGACAAGCCCGCTACGGGTATTGCCAAGACCGACCTCGCCTCCGACGTGCAGGCTTCCCTCGGCAAGGCAGACACCGCACTGCAGGCAGCCGACATCGCCGACAAGGCCGACATCGTCAGCGGTGCTACCGCCGACAACTTCGCAGGCCTGGATGCCAACGGCAACCTGAAGGACTCAGGCTCGAAGGCTTCCGACTTCGCCACCGCCGCACAGGGTGCAAAGGCCGACTCAGCCATCCAGAGCGTCAAGGTGAACGGCACGGCTCTGACGCCCGACGGCAACAACGCCGTCGACGTGACGTTTGAGATCCCCGAGCGCGTGACCGCCGAGGAACTGGCCACATTCGTGGCCTAAACTCTCGCAAATGGGAAAGGGAGCGGTTTAACACTATCCTCCCTCTCCCTTTTCCGTTTTCCTTTCACTCATAAAAACAGGATTAGGATATGACAAAAGACCACTATATGGCGCTTGACGACCTCCAGGCCGTATGGAACAACTCGATGAAGCCTTGGATCATAGCGCTGGGAGCAGTCAGCGTAATTAGCATAACCACGGACTATGACGCATCTGCAGCCTGTACCATCACGTCGGCCAACGACAACGACAAGACGCAGACGCTCATAATCAAGAACACAGGCAGCACGGACCGTATCGTTACACTACCGTCGGCAGGCATCTACAAGTTGCCGTCCGCCAGCGCCAGCACGGTTACCTGTCCCGCTGGCGGCTACTGCGAGGTGAACTTCCTCAACAAGACCACAGGCGGCACGGTGGAGATATATGTCCGTGCCCTCTAATCACTTAAAAGAAGAAACAGCAATGGCAACACAGCATGTATATATACAGAAGAGTGCCCCCGGCGGGTTCGTGACGCTCGGCAAGGCGCTGAACAGCGATAACTATCCCGTCGGCACGACGTGGCAGGACTACCTCGACGGGAAGTGGGTAAAGCTGACAACGGCACAGAAGGCATTCCGCACGGAGCATCCCGAGGCCAGCATCGAGGAAGTGTGGAACATGGCGCTCAACGAGCCTGAGCAGGGGCCTGACCCGGAACTCGCGCCGGAACCCGCGCCCGACCCGACGCTTGAAAGCCTGTCGAAGAACCTGACGGAGAACGAGCGTGCGGCGATCATCGCCAACCTCGGCCTGGCAGACTCGAAGGTGGTACAGACGGAGGGGCAGGAGCACACGCTACAGCCGAACGTCCGCTATGACTTCAGCGATGCGGGGAGGCTTGTCATCACGCTTGCGGCACCGCAGGACGGCATTGCCAACGAGTACAGGTTCAGCTTCGACTCCCCTGAGCAGCAGGCCACTCAGCTCGTACTGCCAGAGAGCATCATCTGGGCAGGCATCCCGACGGTAAGGGCAGGCCACCACTACGAGGTGACAATCATCTACAACGGTGCAAAGGAGGCTTACTACGGAATCATCAACGAATGGTAAAATGAGAAGAGACTATGAAGAAGTATATTGACAGCAACGGCCAGCCTTGGAACGGCAGCTTTATAGTGGCCGACGGAAAGACCATACTGAACCCTACTGAAGAACTGCTGCTGGCCAGCGGCTATACGGAGGTGACGGAGCCTGAGAAGACGGCGGAAGAGCTGCTGGCGGAGGCCAAGGCCGCAAGGCTGGCGGAGGCGGAGACATACAATGACTCCCCGGAGGTGAACGTATTCTATCTTTACGGACAGCCGATGTGGCTCTACTTTGAGGAGCGTTCCCGCATCCTCGCCAGCATATCGGCCTACCGCCGTCTCGGAAGAACGGACATGACGAAGGTCTACGGGGGTATGGAGTTCACCTTCCCCCTCGACACATGGGAAACCCTGCTGTCGGCAGTGGAGGTGTATGCCTCCGAGTGCCTGAACGTCACGGAGCGTCACAAGCGCGACATCATGGCGGCTGCGACGATGGAAGAGGTGTCCGTCATCGACGTGACGGCCGACTACCCGGAGAAGCTGGAATTCACTCCGACCGTGGAGGAGGGGGCGGAAGACGCACCCGACGTGGAGAAAGATCCGAACGTGGAAACACCTGCATCGGAGGAATCTTCTGAAAACGTCATAACGGAGGAATAGCGATATGAGAAGAAGAACGCTACTACAATCCCTTCGGACGGACATCAGCACTGCTGTTGTGACGGCGAGCAGCCAGACCTACAACGGAAGCGCGCACACGCCGACACCGACCGTCACGCTGAACGGCGTAACGCTGACCACCGACGACTACGACGTGGCGTACAGCAACAACACCAATGCGGGTACAGCCACCATTACTATTACAGGTAAGGGAGATTATACAGGTACGGCAAGTGGTACATTTACCATTAGCAGGAAGGGTCTTACCATCACGGCGAAGAACCAGACCATCACCTACGGACAGTCCATCAGCCAGAGCACGTCACAGGTGACCGTCAGCGGACTTGTCAGCGGCGACAGCCTGACAGGCGTGAAACTCTCGCAGTCCACGACCAACGCCACCCAGTCGGGCACCATCACTCCGACAGGCTTCTCCACCAGCAAGGGATCGGGCAACTACTCCGTCACCTACTACACCGGCACGCTCGTCATCAACAGGGCTTCGGGCAGCATCAGCTTCCAGATATCCGCAATCCTCGCGGCCTACGACGCAGGCACGACGGAAGCCCTCGTCATCACTGCTCCAAACAGCGGATGGGAGAAGACCACAGAGAAGACCGTCAGCGGCTATCAGGTATTCAAGTCGTTCAGCAACTACCATGTGGAAAGCTCAGTCTCCGTAATGAAGCTGACGTTCGCCAATACCACCGGCAAGGCCATCCCCATGACCGTCAAGGTTGGTAAGGCGATGGAATCGAGTTTCGATTTCCCCTATATCGCCAACTGGGATGCCGCCGACATCACGTCGAGCACTGTGCCGTCGAGCGTCATCCATACGAGCAAAGATATCACGGCGGAGTGGACGGACGTGGACATCACCATCCCCACGGGTACGCACACCCTGCAGATAGTCTACCGCAAGGACGGCTCAGTAGACCATATACCCGACTGCGGCTATTTCGCCATGCCGATGGACGTGCGCTTCACCACCATCCAAGCCAACAAGCCCGTCTACGCGGGGTCAGGCTCCATCACCTACTCGTCGAGCAACACCAGCGTGGCCACCGTCAACAGCTCGACTGGTGTAGTAACAATCAAGGGAACGGGCACGGCGACCATCACGGCGACAATGGCGGCAAATACAAACTACACGGGCGCGTCGGCATCCTATACGATTACCGTCAGCGCAACGCAACCGAACATCGTGGACATGGACGACCTCACGTCGGCCAGCACGTTCACGGCGGGCATGTTAATGCAGATAGACGGCAAGATATACCGGTGCAAGACCGACACGTCGGCACCGCCGTTCCCATTTATCTTCCAGGGCACATCGGCGGTCACGCAGGTGGTCAGCGGCACTACATGCTACGTGGTGCAAAACCAGACGCTCAACTCAGACTGGGAAGTATATGTCAGTTAAAAAACAAGAGATATGACAAAAGAATCAATCAAGCAACTGTTACTGGCGAACAGAGGAGCGATAACGCTCTTTGCCATCACGTTCATCATGACGATGCTCGCGGCTGCGCTATGCGCGGCATGCGGGGCATCGAGGGTATCAACCATCTTCATGGCGCAGAGTGTAGGCGCACTGTCACTCCTGACGGTCAACGCACTCTTTGGCATCTGCTCAATGCCGCTTCCCTTCAGCAGGGACTGGGGGCTTCTCGGCGTGGTCATAGGAACCATCCTCGCCACCGCTATTTTCTAACTTAGGATTTTCTAACATTTAATTTTTTTACGATTATGAATGTATCAACTTTAACAGCAGCACTGTCAATAGTATTCGGAAACACTTTGACAACAGCAACAAACGTGTATGCCAAGAATGGCAACACCAACGGTATCATCTCCATTGCCAATCTTCAATCAGTTCTGGGCGTAGGGAGCATTCCAGAAGGTGCGATATTATCTTCTGGGGCTAATGTATTATCACTCTCTCATGGATGTTATCAGTCAACATCTGGTACGGTTACTGCCTCACTTGCCAACAAGCCCTCTACAATGCCCACAACACACGCTTGCCGAATCATCGTGATGAAGTTGTACGGCTCAGATAACTATAAACATATATTAATTTTTTGCGGTAGCAAGATCTTTTTTTGTTATGCATATTACTCTTCCGGCTCATGGCGAAATGACGGATGGCAAGAATTAAGTTCATCTACTGTTTAGTATTCCTAAGCGGGTTGAAGAAGGAACAATAATTGCATAAAAAAGAATACAAGTTGGTCTTTATGGATAGCATTATAAAGGGGTGAGAACAAAATCTCACCTCTTTACACTGCTGTACTTGTCAGTTTTTGCCATGCATTATATGACGATGAATAGCCTCCGCGAAAATAGATTTGATTATTTGCCATGCATATACACACCTGAAACCTCCAAAAGCCATTCCCGTAAACAGGGCAGAATACGAGACATGCTGCATTACTGATAGGAAGGCCGCTGACATTATCGGAAGCACCTACTTGATATGCGCCTTCAATCACGTTATCGAAGTTTGTCCCAGAGGGTACTAATTTTAATGGAATGCTTTTACCTGCGCCCAGTTCTATCGCAAAGATGCTTGTTTATTAGCAAATCACAACAAAACAGGATTCTCATCAGCATGGAACTCGTGGGTGCAGACTTATACCTGCACCCACGATATTGTATTTATACTTTAGATGTTTGTACTTTATACCAGTCACCGTCTGTTCTTCGAATAAAAAATTCGCCATTAGCCCCTATGGCAAGTTGCGCTCCATAACCGTTATATTGAAATACAAGGAAATATGCAGAAGCGCTAAAAAGACCTTCTGTTTGGTTCCAGGCAATAGCGTATGCGCCCGATTCTGTCACGTTCAAACTATCTACATATTTGCATTTGAGATTTGCATCTGCGCCCAGAATCAATGATCATCTTCACTAATATGTTCTGGATTCTTGTTTGGTTGACGGAACAATTTCGCTGAAGACTTAATCATTGACTCTTCCTTGCCAAAGATGTAATACTTCTGGGTTGTTTCTGTCTTTGCGTGCCCAAGGATGGTGGCAATATCTCCTGTCGGGAGACCGAGGGAACTGAGCATTGTCGAGCAAGTTTTTCTCGCCAGATGGAAATGCACGCTTTTCTTGATGCCTATACGTCGGGCGATGTCCTGAATAATACGGTTGGCTGAAGAGTTGCACTTCACGCATTTGCATAGTTTTGATACAGGTTGATAGCGGTCAATTATTCTTTGACCTTTTCCCCAGAAAAGTGTTTTGATAGGAATCATAACGTCACGCTTAGTCTTGCACATCTGTTTCTTCAAGATGCCGCCGCTAATGTCGGCTTCGTCCAGCGTGATAAGGTCGCCCCATCGTAGGCCTGTATATACAGACAACATGAACAGGTCACGCACCTTTGCTTCCTTTCCCGTTAACCGAGCCGTCTCGAACTTCCTGATTTCAGTCTGTGTGAGATATTCGTGTCTGGGCGTCATGTTTCCGATTGTGATCCACTTGAACGGGTCGCTTGTCAGAATGTCTCGCTTGATGGCCTCCTGCGTTAGGCAGTGCAGCTGCTTCAGCCGTCCCTTAATGGTGTTGTCGCTGAGACCCTGGGAGTGCATCGAGGCTCGCCACCGTTCTATCCAGTCATGATTGATGTCATTCATTTTGACTGCCTTGTCATGCTTATCGACTTCACGCGCAAGGGTGTGATAAGCCGCCTTGGTATGATTGGAGCGTATGCTGTTGTCAATGACGGCGCTGACAAACTCCCCGATGGTGGCGGATGAATGGGTACCTAACCTTACGGCATTTTTCAGATTGGTCAGTGTCATGGGCCGTCCACTGAGAAGTGAGTCGAGTTCGATGTCCTCAATCTGGTGCATCCATCTGACAAGCCAGACCGTCAGCTTGTCGGCATTGTCGTGCGCGACGACTTTCCCTTTGTCCCACTGGTGCGGGAAAAGTACCACATCCGACGAAAGGTGAATCTTTTTATTGCCTTGACGTGCCTCCACGGCAACTGGCGCACGCCCGTCCTTGTTGAGCCTGCCACCATAATTGAACACAAGTCTGTATCTTATTTTCTTATGCATAGTTGTGATTTTTTTAGGTGATATAATCGGAAAATGAGCTGACACATACCTGTATAGTGCAATTTTTGTGCCTTGAATTTTTGACAACCAAGAACTTGTTTGCATATTTATGAAATTTATGCACAAAATTTTGGTAAAAGCAAAATAAATGCTTATCTTTGTAGCGTAAAAAGATTGTTTAGGATAACATTGATAAATCGAATGTGAATATGGGTGTCTTTCTGATAGGATTGTTCATCCTTGTTGCCGTATTATTCATCGGCTTGATGACGCTGACAAGACGTGAGTTGCCTGAGAGCATCAGCGATATAGTGTACTGGCTTCCCGATAGGAAGCAGTGGATATGGAGCGCATGGCTGTGCGTTGTTGGCGCGTTACTCTTTGCACCTCTGACTGAGAGATGCGGATGGGTAGGCTGGCTGACAGAGGCATGCTTGTTTGGCAGTGCGCTGACGCCTTTGGTAAATGTTGACACAAGAATGTGGCACAAGTGGCTCGGGATTGCTACGGGTGTGCTGAGTCAGGTATGCGTGGCGATGCTCTGCCCCGACTGGCTCTTCGCATGGGCGGCGTTTCTCTTCATCATGGGCAGCGTGTACGTACAGCCGGAAGGGGGCATGGCCAAGACTGTGGAGCATAAGGGGGTATTCGTGGCTGAGGTGATGTGTATGCTGAGCTTATTCGGGAGCTTAATTTGTATTTTTTTGGTGGAGTAGGTACGGAATTGCTTAATGCAATCCGTGACATTCTGCATTTTCAATAGATACCGAGTATTGCCGTGCCTTCATTCGAACCCGAAGGCGCGGTCGAGGGCTTCCTCGATGGGGTCGCGCTCGCGCTCCTTCAGGTAGTCGGGCATGGGGACGGGGGTGACGAGATACAGGGGGATCCATGCTTCCTCGCCGCCGCCGGGGATATCTTTAAACTTCAGGCGAAGGAAACCGTGGCTGTGACCGACGTACAGGCCAGTCCGTCCTCCCCACCAGTCGATGAGACGGAGCAGGGCGGTGCGGAAGTCGGCACGGGTCTCGTAGCCGTGCTCCACGTAGCGGTCCATCGGAGCACGGTCGAGGTTGCCGTCCACGAGGAAGTAGCCGCTATGCTGCTCGTGCATGACGTAGCAGTCCTCGTCGTCTCGCAGGGCGAACGTGCCGTCCGTGAAGTGGTAGGCCTGGCTGTCGATGTCTCGGATGGTTTTCACTTCGCCCCCGACCTTGCGGCGTATCTTGTCGCCGAATGTGAACTTAGGCTTGGTCATTTGTTCTTTTGTGTATAGTCGATGACTTCGATGGTCTCTTTGCGCCGTCCGTACCAAGCGCGCTTCTGCTGGAGCAGCAGCGTGAGCAGCAGGTCGTGGGGGTAGTCTTCCTTGACCATGTGCGTGGCGAAGGGCTGCGAGAAGTAGGCGGTCAACTCCTCGATGGGAATGACGGGTATCTCAGCATCGGGGTCGTTCATGTCGGCGGGGTGCTGCTGGCCGACGGCAGGGGCCCAGCGGTAGGCGGCGTAGGCACGGAGGCGGGACAGGGTGGCGGCGAGGGCTTCGGGCTGCGGTGATACCGCAGCAGACTGAACATCCTGAGCGTCGATGCCGGCAAGTGTCAGCAGGGCGGCGCGGGTCACGTATGCCTCGTGCTCCTGCGGCTTTATCTCCAGGAAGCCTTTCTGTTCGTACCGCTGCAGCATCTTGAAATAGTCGAGCCAGGGTTGGAGGTTAGTTTTCTTCTTTGCCATGATTGCGGGGTTTGAGGTCTTGGATTACTGCGCCCACGATGATGAGCGTGAGCAGTTGGGTAACGGCGAGGATGCCCACCGTCAGACGGACTGGCAGCAGCCAGGCAAGGGCCATCGGCACGGCTATGAGCACCAGCGCCAGGACTAAGTAATAGATGATTTTCTGTGTCATTGTTTCGTTTGGTTTCGTTGTTTAATTTTCTTGTTTCTTCGATGACTTATCAAATCCCCAGCCGGCGGGCAGGCCGTCCTCGTTACCTCGGATTACCTCTTCTGGCTTGGCTTTGTTCCCGATTGTAGCCAAGTGACTTGCCACGTAGTCGAATTGTTTCATTGCACCGTCTGGTAAGTCCTTGAAGTCATTGGTGTTCTTGCGAAGGCTTTCGCGCATCCTTATATAGTTCAGCGCTGCCACGTTGCGGTCTGACAGTGTTCCTGAGAAGTCACACGACTTATCCTCTGCGACCTCTTCTTGTTTTGGAGAAGTTGCCGATGGACGCTTGCTGTCAACGATGCTTGCTATTACAGCAACCATTGTGACCACGATGAGGATAAACAAGGCGATTAGCATAGGTCAGCCCTCCAGATTTTAAGTTTTCTCATGTAATTGATGATTCTCTGTGTCATTGTTTCTAAATTTTTGTTTGTTCGTCTTGTTCTTTCTTGCTTTGCATCTTGCGGTATTCCCGTTCGGGTATGCCGTTGATGGTCCGGGGCTTGATGGTGGAGGGCTGGCCGCGATAGTTGAATATCTTCTGCGGGAATCCCTCGCGCCTCAGTATTGAGTAGAGTATCTGCATGTCGGCATGGCCCGTGGCGAGATGGGTCACGGGAGCCACCTGCGGGATGATGCGCTTGCCGTCCCAGTAGAGCAACCCCCAGCCTTCGGGCAGTTCGTCGGGGCTGATGATGCCCGTGGGGCAGAGATACCAGCGCAGGTTGCCCGCCCTCATTTCGGGATCAGCCTGCGTGCGCCACCACTTCTTCTGGTCGGCCAGAAAGTCGGCGTGGCTCGTCTTTACTTCGATGACACCTGTCACGTAGCCGTCGTAGCCCCACACGTCGCAGTTCTCCGTACCGTAGGTGCATAGCTCCACGGCAACATACTTGAATGTCAGCCGGCAGCCGCTGCACAGTCCGGGCTTATGGCATGGGCGCATCGCCTTTCGGCAGCGGCTGACATCCTGACGGCGGCGCATCCACTTGGCTCCCTCCACGCAGAGGTTGTAGTGTAGTGAATCAGTCTTGCTCATAATGCTTTCTTTTTTTCTGTTAAACATTCAGCACCACATACTTGCCATCGATGCCCGACTGGCGCAGGCGGCGGTCGCACGTCGCGCCCCAGGCCACGAGGCAGGAGCCGAAGAAGGGCGAGCCGGTGGTGCCGTCGGGTCGGATGAAGCGGACGCGGTGGCGCATGAAGATCATCGACGCGGCGGTGGGGAAGATGACCTCCTGCCAGAGCAGGTTGTCCTGCCGGTTGACGAGCAGGGCGATGCCGTCGCCGTGGCGTGCCATGCGCTCGCAGAACTGGCGGAGCAGGGCGCGGCTGTAGGGCGGGTTCATCCATACCGTGCCGTGCCACTCGTGGGCGAGGCCGTCGTCCTGTCGGGTCAGCATGGTCGTGGCGGTGGGGAACGGGCGCACGTCCTCCGGTGCGGCGCAGGGATCGAGGTCGAAGGGACCGAGTGTGCCGATAAGCCACCGTGGCGTGTACCAGTCGTCGGTGGATGCAGAGGGATTATGTTGCTGTCGGGTGTCCATAATTGTACTTTCGTTGAGTGTTACCATATCGCCATGTCGGGGAGGTCGCTGTCGCGAGTTTCAGGTTTCAGGTTGCAGGTTTCAGGTGTTGGCTGCGCACCGTTACTTGAAACTTGAAACTTGAAACTTGAAACCAGAGCCTCTCCCTCATCCTCCCACCTGCGGTGGTTCAGATAGCCTTGTGGCCACATTCTCCTGATGCCCAGAGTCTCACAAATCTCGCGGTAGTGCTGGATGCCGTCTATAGCTGCTCGGCGCAAGTCTTTGTCGAGGTTGTTCCATGCTCTGACGGCAGCAATGCGATCAAGTTTCATTGCATATTCGTTCCAGAACTTTTCAAAGAGCTTTGGCTCTTCGGGTGTTGATGTTTTCTTTGCCATATCGCTCTTAATGTTTGGTTGTCAGAACGGAAGGTCGTCGGTGCCTGGCTGTCCTGCTGGCTGACCGTTTGAGTTTACCTGCGGAGGAAAGGGGGCAGCGCCCGTCTGGGACGGTGCGGCATTCGGTGCATAGCCGCTGGGTGGCTGCTGCTGATACGGCTGCTGCCCGACGGAGCGGAGCACGTTGTAGCAGCGGACTTCATTAAACCAACGGCCGTTGTACTCGTGGGCGTCAATGTCGAACTGTATGGTGACGTTCTGTTCGCCCTGCTGAATGTTGAACTGCTTGATGCGGTCTTCGCCGAAGATACGGAAGACGATGTGGCGCGGCCACTGGCCGGGGATTTCCATTACATACTCCTGTGACATCCACGGATTGCCGCTGCGCTGCGAGACGCCAGACTGTGCGGGCATCACTTGAATGATTGTACCTGTAAGATCCATAAAATGCTATTTGTTTCGTTTGAGTTCATTCTTTTTATTACTGCCGTCCATGCGGCTCATGGCCTTGCCGAGGGCGGTGAAGGCAGCGGCGACTTCGCTGACGGGCTGCTGCTCGTCTAATTTACGCTTCTTCTTGCCAGGAAGAAAGGGCATGAGCTTTTGCTGCTTCTGGTCGTAGGTGTGCGAGCGGACGATGCCCAGGCGGAAGGCAAAGTTCTCCTCTATCTTCGCGCCCCTCGACTCCTGCCATTTGTCTATCATGCAGATGGTGTCCGAGCGGGACAGCAGCCAGAGGTCGTAGACGAGCACCGTGCGGTAGGCACGCTCTTTGCCCAGTACGCGCTCCAGCAGGCGGTAGATGCGCGGGTGCTTGCAGGGCCAGGCATTGGCCGGGTTCACGGGTCGGCAGCCCGAGGCCCGCAGCAGCGTGGCGCAGTCGTGAAACGCCTGCACGTTCCGCACCTGCTCCTCGCTGTCGCTCGAAGTCATCGGGCCAGAGATATAAACTTTCTGTCGTTTCATTACTTACCCCTTTCCTTTTAGTAAGGCATCGAACATGGCGCGGAGGGCTTCGTCGCCGCGCCCCATCTTGATCATCAGTGTTGCCACCATTGAGTTGAAGTCGTCCGACTGCACCAGCAGCAGGGCTACCAGTGCGAGTGTTTGATCTGCTGCGACTGGATGGCTGAGATTTCCAGCACCTTGTCGAGCATTCCCTGCTCCGACCAGCCGCGTTGGCGCAGTTCGGGCAGGTTTCGCGCGAACTTGTCGCTCGATTCTATCATGTCGAGGATGTACTTCAGCAGTCCCGACTTGTCCTTCAGCAGGTTCAGAATGTCTACTTGTTCATTCATAACGCTTTTATTTTTACAAGTTACTGACCCCACTCCTGCCCTCCCATACAAGGGGAGGGTCAGTGGCGGTGTCTCATTCTCTATTCTTCGCTGTCCTCTTTCTTGTACTCGAAGACGTCGATAATCTTCGTCTCGGCGATGTTGCTCTTCTCGTAGTCTATCATCGTGCCGTCCATCACCTCGTTGATGTTCTTGACTGCACCGTCGAGTGTGGAGGCCTGCACGAGGTAGGTGACGTTGCTGCGCTTCTCCTTTTCCGTGCGCTCATCGATGGTGATGAACGCGAGCTTGGCCTTGTAGTAGCGGTCGTCATTCGCCGCGTCGCTGAAGAACACCTCCTTGTACTGTGCCTTCTTTACGTCGGTCACCTCAAACTCGCCGCTGATGTAGGCGGACATTTCCTCGATGATACGCTTCTCGGCCTCGCTGAAACTGAGGGCATCCACGACATACTGTTCTGTCACTTTCTTCTGCAAACCTTCTTCCGTTGTCTTCTCGTAACGGATCTTGCACTCAAACCATGTTGCTGTTCTTAATCTCATTGTTGTTAATGTTTTATTGGGTTATTAACTGGTCGGGCTTTCGCCCTTGAAATTCACTCTATCGGTTTTCCTCTGAAGGTGACGCCCTCGTCATCCTCCGTCCATCTGCCCAGCAGTTTGACCGAGTAAAGATTCTGTTATTTTCTTGCGTAGGTAGGCGATTGTAATATCGTCCACGAAGCGTATCGGGTAGGATTTCCTATCCGGGTAGTATATAGTTCCGTAGATGATACCTCGTTGCGGGCGGCTGGCCATTATTGTCGGTTTGTTGAATATCGTTAGCGTTTGACCGCCGTTCATCAGGCAGGCCACGCCAGTATCGTTCTTTGTCCACTCCAGACCATTTGCCTTGGCGAACTGTATTAGCAGACTGCCGAGGTCACTCTTTTTGTCTGTCATTGTTCTGTCTGTTTGATAAGCCATGGTTTCATTCTGTTTACTCTGTCTAACAAATCATCGTAAGCCTGTTCCTTCACAGGGTCACATGATATGAGATAATAAGAGGACTTTCCGTCTGTTACATAAGGCGGTATAATATCACTACCTTCTTTCGATGCTGAATAGAAATAGCCGTGCCAGTCGTTTAACGTCTGAGTACACGGTAGATAGTGCAAATAGTAAGTGGTGCCGTTGAAGAACATCCACTCTGGCAGTCTGTCCATAACTTTTGTCTTGAAAGAATTATCAGTAATTATTGTTTCACTCCTCCGGATAGCCGTCTTTGAGGGCTTGCTGCAGCAGATCAATCATCTGCTGCACCTCATGACGCGAATAGATGGCAAAGCCAACCTCGTCGTTATCCTCGTACATGCCGTCGCGACAACTGAAAGCCTCGAATGGAACTTCCTTGCCCAGATGTTGTTCCATATCCATCATGATTTCGTCGCCCTCTGAACTGCCGCTGCTCTCGACGGGAGTCATGAAGCCAGGCTGTGTGTAGTAGAAGTCTACGTCCCACGGGCCGTCGAGAATCATCGGGTCGGTCATTCCGAACATGTAGGTGTCGTAGCTGTTCGTCTGCTTGTTCAGCCTTGGGAACTTGCAGAACACAGTGCCTTTCGGCATCCGCTTGAATGTCTCGCGGTCTATAATCTTCATACGCTTGCCTGTTTGATGATAATGCCCTTGAACTCCGTTTCGATATACTCTTTCAGTCTATAGAACTTGCGACGTTCCATGAGCGAAGATGAAACAATCATGCGGCGCAGCGACTCGATGTCCTGGCCAGTGACGATAATCTGCAGTTCGTCGGGCTGCGTTTTTCCGAAATGTACCATAGTCGTTTATTGTTTTAGTTTCTCAATAAGCCTGTTGGCTATTTCAACAGCGTCGGATGTCAGCATGTCGATGCTACCTCTGTCGGCTCTGAAGCTGGGCGCACAGAGCAGTCCTTGCATGGCTGCGATGGCGGCGTGATTGCGCAGGTTGTACCAGATGCGTTGCTCTGTCTCGCCCCATCCGTCGTTATACCCTTCCTTGTAGGCATACCACGGATCGTTCTTGAACAGTCGTTCGATGTCTTCTCGTTTTTTCATATCGCTTTAAATTCGTAAAATTCGTGGTCGTTAAAAATCACTTGAACATCGTCCAGTCCTTGCCGACGGCATTGGGATAGTCGTCGAAGATCTTGTGCAGCTCGTCGTCGCTGAACAGGCGGTGCTTGTCGGTGCCGCCTATAAAGTCGCGGAACGACTGCTTCCAATAGACCGTAGCGCGGTCGCGGGTCTGCTGCATCACGTCCTGAACGAAGGCCAGGCAGCGGGCGGGGTCGTAGGGTTCGAATGTCCTGCCGCCCAGCGTGAAGCCACTGCGACATACCTTTGTGCGCTCGGTCATCAGTCCGATTTTGAAGTGCCGGCAGCCCGCGTCGAGCGCCTGCTGTATCATGCGGAAGCTGGAGTCGAAGTCAATGACCGGCTCGATGCTGGCCCAGGTCTTGAAACCTGCGGCAGACAGTCGGCTCATAGCCTCAATGCGCTTGGCGTTGGGCGAGGCGCCGGATTCCAGTTCGTCGTGTCCCGTCAACGTGAATCCGAATGCTATGGGGTCGGGGTCGCTGGTAAAGTGCGGGTTATCGATGAAGCTGAGCCGTCCGTGGCCTGTATGATAGAAGGGAATACTGCGGCTCCATTGTTCTGTTTTATCATATCCAAGTAATTGCTCGGTAAATGAATCGAGGTTGAGAAAAGTAGTATCCTTGGTAAGTAACATCACGGGGATGCGCATCTGGTAGGTTGCATCGTGGGCGATGGTCAGCGACAGGTTGCGCGTATTCGGCAGACACGGGTCGCTGGTGAAGGTGAAGAACAACCCGCCGTCGCGGATGATCTCGTCCTTGTGCTCGATGATTTCGGTCATCGCCAGGTGATAGGCATGTTCCTTATTCACCACACCCTTCTTCAGCACGGGGTGGTCTTGCCCGAGGTATTTGCCAGACGGGCCTTTCCGCAAATAGCAGTACTCACACTGGTTGCTACACCCGACATACGGGTTCACTGCCCATCTGCCGTACTCCTCGGCATTCTTCTTAGGTCTTGATAGGATTTTCATATTGTATTGCGTTTGGGATTCATAATGTAACTTCCTTGTTATTTCTTCCTGATTCGTGAGTTCATTTTCTCGATTTCCTTGGCCTCCTTGGTCATGGTGTTCAGGATGTCGAGGATGTAGGGGAGGAAGGAGGCATAGACCTCCTGCTGGCTGCGGTAGCGCGCGTACTTCATCACGGCGTTGATGGTGCCCACCTCGCCGGTGAGGGCGTCGCGCAGGGGGTCGTCCTTGCCGCCGCCGCTGAAGAGGAGTGGATAGACGGTCTCGTAGTACTGCACGGCGGTCTGATACACCTGGAAGCAGATATGATATAGCCACGGCTGCTGCTGCAGTTGCTCTCGCCAGAAGGCCACCGACTGCTCGGCACGCGCCGCGTCGTACTTGAAGTCATGAGGGGGCTGGAAGCGGTCGGGATGGGCGGTGTTTGGTGCTGCCTGCTGCTCGGGCACGAGGCAGTGGGCCACGAACTCTGCCTGCAACTGGGCACGCTCCTCGTCGCCCGTTTCCTCGCGCCACAGCAGGGGCACGAGGGGCTGGATGCTGCGATACTGCTCCCACGTAAGGTTGTTGCAGGCGAGGCCTGGGAGGGAAAACGTGATGTTGCAAACCGTGATGTTCTCTTCCGGCAGCCGCATGGCGTCGCGCCAGTCGGGGTTGACGTAGCCGTGTACCGGGTCGCGGGCCTCGCGGATCACCTTGCCCTTCTCGTCCTTCACCGCCTCGTCACCACGGTCGCCGTAGGGATAGTCGTACCACGGCATCGTCTGCCGTGCGAGGTGTGCGAGTTCGCGTGCCGTCGCCGTCCACGCCTGTCCGTCCTGGTCCTTCAGGCGGTAGACGGTTTCGCCCGTCCGGGCGTCGGCAGGCTCGCGGCCCACGACGGTCAGCCCGCAGACGGCCAGCAGGGCGGCGGCGCGTGCCACGTCGGCATTGCCGCCGTAGCGCATCTTGGCCTGCCAGCAGCCGCAGAGCTGCTGCCATGACAGCTCGCTCCAGGACTGGGGTACTTCGGGCAGCGCAGTGAGTACGTTGGTCTTTGAGGGTAGGGCCATAGTTCAGCGGGGTTATTTGAAGTTTGTCGGTGGGATTACTCTGATGTGCCGTTCTTCCACGAGACGGCTCACGAACTCCTGCGGGTCGCCTTCGACGGTGATGTTGCCACCGTAGTTGTTACCATTGTCTCGTGGGTACTCCAGGCTGATGTCGGCCTTGTCGATTCCGCCTGCGCTTTGTTCGATGGTGATGATAAAGTTGTCCTGTTCGGTAATCTTGTCGCCGAATTTTAAATTGGCTATTCCTATCAGCTTCAGATTGTCGGAGAACAACCATTTGTAGATCTTCTCGCTGTCGTCAACGAACTCGTAGGCACTACTCCTTTCCGGTTCTTCTGCCACCTTGTCGGGCAGCAGGTCGCCGTAGTAGGCCCACGCCTTTGCGCCGTAGTAGTAGAGGTGCATGTACTTGAAGTTGTCCTCGGTGCAGTTGTCCATCGGGTGCATCTCCTTGCCGTTGGTCAGCATTATCCGCAGAATACCGTCCTTGCTCCTGCTGAAGTCCGGCACCTCGGCCAGCGAATGCCAGATTTGTTTTGTCTCGTTCATATCGCTCTTTTGTTTTTATAGGTTAAACCTTGTCGTCCGTTACATCGAAGCAACTCAGTAGCTCGACGAGGGTGATGTCGGTTTTCTTTCCCTTCATGTTGTCGCTGCGCCCGCAGACACGGCCACTCTCCAACAGTTCCAGCCAGTAGCGCTCGCCCTTATGGAAGGGTCCATAGTCGTCTGTACACAGGAGCCAGTAGTTCAGCATTTTGCTTACCACGTTGCGTAGGATTTTCTGTATGCAGCAGGGGGCTGGCACTGGTGCAGGCTCTTTCTCGTCTTCGGTCTTCTGTTGATGACGCTTTGCAAACATGAAGCCCTCTATCCATGACATTGCCCGCAGGTCTTCGCGGCTGTAGGGTACGAGCCGGTCGTCGAGGTGGAATGTCACCACCCTCGCCAGCTCCAGCAGTTCTTCTCTTGTCAGTGTAATCTGTTCCATATCGCTCTTTGTTTTTTTTGTTGTTATCTTCTGCCGTTTAATTCAATCCATAAACCCAGAGTTCCAGTTTGCCGATTTGCAGGAGTCGGTTCCTGCGGTCGTAACAAACGGCTGAAAAGTGTTTGTACCATCCTATACGGATGCCGAACAGGTTAAAGTTCCATTTCATTTCTCCCATGGCTCAGTCCTCCTTGGTTTCTCTCAGCACCTCGGGCCTTGCTATGAAGTTTCCGACGTAGCGGAAGCCCTTGCCGTTGGCTTCGAGCATGTAGTTAGAGTAGAAGTGGTCGTCGTCGACAAACTGCGGCTCGCCCTCCTTGTCGAGATAGCCGCGACCGGGGGTGTAGAGCAGCTTACGCCATCCCTTGTCGGTGGCCATATACACGCCTGCATAGTCGCCACGCGAGAAGTAGTCGTAGAAGGTGCGGTCGGCAGGGTCGCCCCAGAGCAGGTAGCAGTCGCCGTCGTAGTAGTCGAATCGCTCGCGCTTGGCGTTGCCCTCCAGCTGTCCGTCGAGCGAGTCGATGTAGTGGGCCACGCCCTTTATCGCCACACCGTCCCCGGACAGCAGTTCGGCGAGCAGGGCGATGTCGTCACGTCTTGCCATGCTGATGTCGGCATAGTGTATCTGCCGGTCGCCGCCACGGGTGTAGAAGTACCGGCGCCGGTCGTAGCGGTAGCCGCCGTGATCCTTGTCGATGGCTGGCACCTCGTCGGTGTCGTCGTAGTAGTCGCGTGGCCGCAGGGTGTCGGCGGCCTGCATGATTTCCACGGCCTTCGCCATGTGCTTCCAGCCTCGCGGCATACGGTAGCCGCCGTCGGATCCGTTGTGTTCGATGGACATGCAGGCTATCAGTCTGGGCAGCGGCATCTGCATCAGTCCGTACATCACGTCGCAGAGTTCACCGTCTTCAATCCCGAATCGGGCCTTGGCTATCAGACAGAACCTCTCCTTGGTAACGTAGTCGCGCCATCGGCTGACTTCGCTCAGCACGGAGGCTGCATGTTTTATGTCTTCGTAGTCCATATCGCTCTTACTTGTTTTATCCGTTTTACATTATTCCCCCTTCGTTTCCCCGATGCTCACCTCCCTGCCGTCGGTGCGGTAGAGGTCTATGAGGCAGTCGGCCAGCCGCTTCATCTGGCGGTCGCTCTCCAGGGTGATGGTGGTCTGGAGGTCGCCCTCCGTCACATACAGGATGACGTGATCCTGCTCGTAGTGTTTCTTTACTTTCATATCGCTCTTTGTATTTAGTCGGACTTTATATGTTGTCGCTCTCGTAGTTGATTTTCTCGTCCTTCGCTATGCCAGCCGACAGCCTGACGTGCTCTTGCAGCCCGCCGATGCCTGCGGCGCGGACGCTGAACTTACGGTGCTGATGTTCGCTGTGCTCGATGGCGCGGCGGACGTCGGCCTGTTCCTTCTCGTCGCCGATGGTGATGGCCACGGCCAGCCGCTGTCTTAACGTGCGCATCCGCTTGATGTTCTGCCAGCGTGCTTTCTGCGCCGTGCGGTTCTTCAGCGTGCCGAGAGCCGCGAAAATGACGGTCGCCTCATGGCGCGTCACTTTGATGGTGATGTTTCTTTCCATACCGCTCTTTTGTTTTGGCCTGATTTCGCAGGGAAATTATTTAAAAATTAGGATTAAAAATTATTTCAGTCGGCGGCCATCGTGAGGGTGATGCTCCATCCACGGCGGCGCAGCTCGTCGCAGAGGTCGCGGTCGGTGAAGGCGGCGAGGGGCTGCTCCTGCTTCTCGGCCTTGGCCTTCTCAGCCTTGGCGTCGCCCACCTGCTTCCGGCGGCCCTTGTTGATGGTGGCGGCGATGGCGCGGCGGGTGGCAGTGATGGTCTTCTTGCGGTCCATGGTGTCGGCGAACTGCGGAGCGTTCTCGGGGTCGCACCAGTAGTAGCCGGCGGCGGTGCGCAGTTGGGTGACGGCGCGGTGGATGTTGCTGGGCAGGCTGCCGACTGCATCGGCGGCTTCTGCCATCGAGGGCCATTCCTTGACGGCTTCGAGCGTCGCGGGGTCTATCTGCACGACGGGTCGCGGGGCTTTGCTTCGCGTCTTCTTCTTGGTGGTCTGTTGTTCCATTGTCGTTTCGCTTGATGTTTCGTTTGATGTGGGCTTTGGCTCTGTGATGACTGCCCGCTCCGAGCCGTCGGTGCAGTTGATGCAGCCCTTCACGTTGTTGCAGCCGTCGCAGGAGTCGGGCTTTGGCCCGATTTTGTCCCGATTCTGGCCCGATGCGGGCTTTGGCTCGGCGGGCTTGTCGGCTGGCTGCTCGGTCTGGCTCTGGCACTTGCGGTGTTCCTCCGTGGCTATCTCGTAGGTGAACTTCGGTCGCTGGCAGTGGCCGTGGTCGCCGCCCCATTGTAGGACATAGACGAGCACGGAGGCTGCCTTGACCTTCAGTTCCTGTATCTCGCGGCACTCGCTGAACAGCCGTCGGCAGAAGGCCTCGGTGAATACTTCCAGATGGAGGTCGCCGTACTGCCGCATCAGCACGCGCTGCACGGCCTGGCGGCTCTTGGCTGCCAGCACCGTGTTGCGCGGTGCCGCCGCCCATTGTGTGAATGCTTGTTTGAGGGTCATAATCGCTGTTTCGATTATCCTACCTTCCGCTCCACGAGGTCGCAGAGGTCGGCGACGGTCTTCACCTGCTCGGCTTCGTCGTCGGTGATGCCGATGCCGAACTCCTTCTCCGTCTCCATGATCAATTCCGCCTCGTCGAGCGAGTCGGCTCCGAGATCGTCCTTCAGGTTTGCCTCCGGTTTCACTTCGCTGGCATCCAAGCCGAGCTTGTCAACGAGGATGTCCTGCACTTTTTTCTCAATGTCTGTTCTTTCCATTGTCGTAATGTTTTTTTTGATTGGGTTAAAAAATAAATTATCGTTTCATTCGCCGTCCTCCTTTCCGCTGTTGACGTGGATGTTCATCACGTTCACGTCGCAGATGTCTTCGCCGAAGTGCTGCTTAAATTTCTTCATCTCCCTCATTGCCGACTGTTGGGCGTCGCTGATGAACGACTTCATGCGCTCGGCTTCCTCGTAGCGCTCCTGCTCCACCAGGCTGCGCAACTGGTCCTGCATGCGGTTAATCTCGTTGAACGACTGGCGCAGGTGCTCGCCCATCGTCACTGCCATCGCCGTCATGGCGGCATACTTCACCTCGTCCATCTGCTTCTCCATGCGGCGCAGCTTGAACCATGCGCTGACGGCAAAGTACGTTATCGCGCCGTAGCAGAGCATGGCGAAAATTGAGGCGATTGTCTGTAATGCTTGTATCATAATCTCTTTTGTTAGGAATACCAGATTTCTGGGATATTGTCTGTTGTCATATCATTCATTGTTTAGGGATTTCAGTGCTTGCCAGGTGTACCATGTGGAGCGCAGCGCGTCGTAGAGGGCGTCGTGGGCCTCGCGGCCCTCGGCGTAGTGAGAGGGTAGGGATAAGAAGATTTTGTAGGCCAGCGTCGGGTCGGCCTGTATCTGATAGGGTAGGGCGATGCCGTTGGCCCGCGTGCTCTTACCGGCCATGCTGCGCTCGGCTTCTGTCAGCGCTGCCTCCAGTATCACCGTGCGACAGTCGCGGAACGAGGTGTGGGGGATTTCGTTCTCCAAGTCAACGTCGTACTTCTTGCAGAGGTTGCGCAGGATGGCGATGTCCACGTCCATGCCCTGGCACCAGAGGCAGATGCTCTCCAGCCGGTACTGCTTCACGGTCTCGCGCAGGTAGTCGAGTATGCTGATCAGCACGTCCTCCACCGGCTCAGCCAGTCCCTCGCACACGGCGCGCTTCGCCGCCTCCGTGCGCCCGGTCCACCACTTCACGGTCTCTGGGTCGAAGTCGAACCCATCGACCACGCACGTTCTCAGATCCACATACTTGACCAGCGGCTCCGGCCATCGGCTGGCCTCTTCCTCCGTCTTCTCGCCCGTGTCGTCGCCCACGAACGGGTCACTCTCCGCATCGCGCCGCCACGGAACGATGGCCACCTGCATCGGGGCGGAATTGGCCGTCAACCCGCAGGTCTCAAAGTCGATTGTAAAATCCAAATGTCTCATACTTTCTAAGTGAATAGTGAAAAGTGAATAGTGAATAATTTCTTGCGTCCCGTTGGTAGCAAGCGTCACCCTTCGGGATGCCGAGCGGCTACCGCCGTGTTTAATAAACCGACGGGCTGATGTCCTGCCGGCGGCTGTCGCGCTCGTCCTCGGCGCGGCTCTGGCTGACGAAGACCTTGCGGCGCGAACTGATGTCGTCGCGGCGGGCCTTGCGCATGTGTCGGTCGAACTTGTCGGGCTCTACGGGCTCGGTGAGCGCCACCTGCGGCGGCTTGCGGTCGATGGTCTCGACGGGGTTCGGGTAATCGATCTTCTTTCTTGTCATAATCTGTCTATGTTTTTAAAATTTACTATGCTTCGCTCAACCGCTCTCATCTGGGCCTAACTATACATTAGTATGCTTCGCTCCGCTTTGCCACGTCGGGATGTAACCGTGCTATGCTTTACTAAGCTGCTCTGCGCTATACAAGGCTTTACTCCGCACTTCTTGGCTGAATTAAGCTCGATTAGGATAAAACTTTGCTTTGCTTCGCTAAACCAGTCTTCGCTGTACTGTTCCGCGCTAAGCTAAACCCCACTGCACTTGACAGTACTTTGATATGTTGTTATTTCCTTTTCTTCCCATCGTCTTTCACCTCTTCGATGTTGTAGCGTCCGTAGCACTGGCGGTAGGTGCCGATGCCGTAGCGCAGGCCGGCGTTGGTCATGGCCAGCCACACATCGCTCTTGTTCAACTGGCTCTCGTCGAAGAAAAGCTCACCCTCCAGGCTCCACTCGGGGATGATCATTCGGGCGGTGACAATCTTCGACTTCATGATGCCCACGGGCCGGATGTCAACGTACTTCTCGCTGTGGTTCGTCCACAGCTCCTCTGGCGAGCAACCGTTCTCTGCGAACTTCAGCACGCCGTCGTTGAAGACGAACACCGAGCGCTGGAACTTGGCACCCAGCTTGTTCTCCTTTGCCCCCGCCTCGAAGCTCTTGGCAATCATGTTGGCCGGCAGGATGTACTGCCCCTTCGTGTTGTAGTAGCACGATGCCAGGAACTTCAGGTGGAAGATCTCGTTCTGGTCGTCATCGGTCTTCGAGCGCTTCGAGGTCAGCTCCTTCAGCGCCTTTGAATACTCGTTCATCGGGTTCACCGTCTGCGGGTTGTTCAGCATCAGCGGACACACACCCGTCATCTTGAATTTAATGCCTTGCATAACTTCTGTTGTTTTTGGATTAAATTAATCATTTATTTGTCGCTGTTAGTGTCGAAACGGAACACACTCTCCAGCCTGTCGGCCATGCCACGGACGAGGTGGTAGGTGGCGGGGTCGGCGGGCGACGAGCCGCAGAGGGCCGCCAGTGTGCGTCGGATGTAGTCTTGTCTGCTCATATCTTACTGTTGTTTGGGTTTGTTGTATCTGAATGAGATGCGCCCGTGGGTCAGGTCGTAGGGCGAGAGTTCCACCTCCACGCGGTCGCCGGTCATCACGCGGATGTGATTCTGGCGGATGCGCCCCGAGAGTGTGGCGAGGATGGTGACGCCGTTGTCAAGCGTCACACGGTAGCGCTCGTAGCCGAGGATTCCGTCACCTGGCCTTGGGTCTTGATATTGTCGTTCTTGCTCATATATTGCTGTGTACCAATACGTTATTTATCATAATTCATATTCTGCTATTTTTTTCTGTGCCTCCGTTTCGGCTCGTTCCTGCGCCTCGCGTTCGCGCATCTTCTGGCGTATCTCGCTGTCTCGCTTGCGCCGTCGGCGCTCGGTGCGCACGTGGTTGTAGAAGGCGGTGTAGAACTTCGGGGCGTTGCCAGCCAGTTGACGGAGCGTCCTGATGGCGTCGCGCTGTTCCTTGGCCAGTTCACCGATGATTGGAAGCGCAGCCAGGCACTCGTCGAGGAAGCCGAGGATGCTCTCCGTGCGTCGCTTCATTAGGCGTGGCCATTTGCGCTGCAGCGTCAGTTCGTGGCGCCGTGCCCGCGAGTATGCCTTGTACATACCCTCATGGCTCTGTCCTCGGTAGAGCCATACGGCCTGCCCCGTGACGCATGAGTACTTGATGACGGTGACCTTCGGTGGTCGGCGCTTATATACTGGCATTATTCACTTTTCACTTCATCCGGGTCTGTCTCCGGTGCGGGTTGCACGTAGTCCTTGTCTCCGATATGCGCAGGGTCGAAGTCGTGGAACGGCACCTGCCCCTTGCGGTAGAAGTAGTAGGTCTTCAGGTACGGCGCCTTCTTCACCAGTTCGCGGGGGAGCCTGTTGCCGTCCTTGTCGGTCTTGATGGTCTTGTCGGGATTCATCGGGTACTGCCAGGTGGCGCAGCGGCGGTAGCCGCACTGATGATCCGTATTAGAGTGCATCACAATGTTGGGATTTGCCACGTAGGGACTTGTCCTCAGATACTCGTCGAGGTTGTTCTTGATGCGGGCGCGGCCCGACAGCAGCGTCTTCGCACCGACCTCAATGCCGCAGAAGTCGAGCAGCGAGATGATCAGTTCGCGTTCGGCAATAGGGATGCCGAGGTGGCGCTTGTCGGAGAGATAGCCCGCTATCCAGCGCGTGAACTGCTCGTCCTTGCTTGCTGCCAGTGCCTGGCGCAGCAGTGCTCGGCTGTCACGCGGCGGCGTGAACGTCACCTCCGGCAGTTGCAGGAACAACTGACAGCACTGCAGCAGCAGATTTCTCGCGTCGTTCAGAATCTGCGGCGGCAGGTTGTGGGCTATCTCCTTCACGCCCTCGCTGCGGAAATCGTCGGCTGGCGTGTGGGCAGGCCGCGAACCGTCCATCGAGCGGGGATGGTACCAGTCGCCCACCAGTATCTGATAGGCGCGGCGCGAGGTCGATTCGCTGGAGAGGTCTATCTGCTCGTTCGAGGAGATGACGATTTTCGGCACGTCGTCGCCCGTCAGTTTCACTGAGGCGCGGTACATGCCTCGCGAGGTGACGCTGAGCGGCAGGTTGTAGAGCTTCTTCGGCGAGAAGCCCTGCGGCAGTTCGTCGATGCAGGCGATGTTGTGCAGACCGGGGATGACCTTTCCGAGTTCCTGCTCCAGGATGATGTTCGACCCTTCAAGGGCCTTGCCGTCGATGCCCAGCACACGGCGCACGAGGGCGAAGAGTTCCAATATGGCGGTCTTGCCCGTGCCGCCCGAGGCCAGATCCTCACGGCGCGTTCCGTTGTCGGTGATGTGGATGAATTGCTGGCGGTTAGCCGAGCGGAAGCGCACCAGCGCCGAGCCGATGGCATGGAGCATCGCAATAAAGTACATGTCCTGTACCTGCCGTTCGGTCTTGGTGAGTTCCTGTGTTTTCTCCTTCTCCCAGAAGATGCGGCAGGTGTTATACAGGAAGCGGAAGTGCAGCGGCATCTGCTCCAGCGGTCGATCCATCACGAGGCGGTAGTGCCACAACTGCTCGTACTGGTCCCAGCGCATGTTCTCCTGTTTGATCTCGTCTTCCACCTGCGCCGCTTTGAGTATCGCCTCGTGCTTCGCCAGTTCGGCCTGGTAGTATGGCATTTCCTCCACGTGCCACAGTCGGTCGGTGATGTGGAAGTCGCCTTCGAGGATGGCGTCCTGGTTGGTCCACTGTTTCATCGTGGAGTAAGGCACCAGTTTGATTTCGTCCTTCGTCACACGGACGGCGGTGTTATGGAAGAAGAAATGGTCGAAGTCCTCGCCGAACGATTTCTCGTCGAAGTCCATCGTCTCTATCGACTCCATGATGCCGGTCTCCAGTTTGGCGGAGTAGATGGCACGCGAGAGCGCACCCTTCTTATCGTTGAACTCCGAGTGAGCACGGAGCCATTCGGCCATGATGTCGCGAATCTGCGGCACCAGTTTGTTGGAACCTTTCTGTCCGACGAACAGTTCATAATAGGTATGGTCATTGCCCAGCATGAAGAAGCGGCTGAACGACTCGTCGCCCGACTGCATGACGCGGCGGACGATGCCACGGGCACGGAGGAACACGGGGGTATTTCGCAGGTCGAACTTATAGCGGGCCCGGCTGCTGCCGTCCTGTTCCTTGCGCTCTGACTCCCACTGCCAGAACTTACACGTCGGCGTATCGAACATGGCATTCTCGAACCACTCCGCCGGGTCGTCGTGCTGCAGGTCGGCGGGCATCAGCCGCTCCACCTCGGCAAAACGGGTCACGAAGTCGGTGGCGTCTTTCAGGGGTTTCGGGGCCTTTACCCCACCCCTGCCCCTCCCCTCAAAGGGGCGGGGAGTTGCTGCCGCCATGGTATCCGTAGGCATTCCCCGTCCCTCAAGGGAACCCGAATCGACTGTGCCCCCGTCCGTAGGCATTCCCTGTCCCTCAAGGGAACCCGAATCGGCTGTGCCCCCGTCCGTAGGCATTCCACGTCCCTCAAGGGAACCCGAATCGGCTGTGCCCACGTCCGTAGGTATTCCCCGTCCCTCAAGGGAACCCGAATCGGCTATGCCCACGTCCGTAGGCATTCCCTGCCCCTCAAGGGAGCCCGAATCGGCTGTGCCCCCGTCCGTAGGCATTCCCCGCCCCTCAAGGGGAGGGGTCAGGGGTGGGGTCTGTATCGTCTTCCCGGCCATAACCTGCCCCAACTCCTTGGGCAGCCTGAGCCAATGCACCTGCGGATTGTTGAGTGCAATGGCCTGGCTGGCCTTCAGCCCCGTCTCGTCCTCGTCGTAGCAGACGTAAAGACCGCCCTCCACGCAGACGCTCTGCAACTTGCGGAGCAGCGCACGCAGCCAACGGTTGGGGCGCATCGCACCGCCCTTGGCATCGAAGCCAGCCTGTTCGGAGTTGAGCCATACCACATGCGCGTCGCTGTGACTATAGACCGCTATCGCATCCCTCGGACCAGAGCACAATACAATCTTGCCGAATCGGATCTGCTTGGTCTTCTTCTCCTTGTCATCAATCTCCACATAGGGGTGACGCTTGTCCTGCTCGGGCATCACGCCGTCCTTCAGGAAGTCCTCCAGCGTCGCGTCGCCGTACCACTGGTGGCCAGCGTCCACATTCTCGTCCTTGCCCACCCATATCCACTTGTTGCCGTAGACATCCCTCGGCTCGTACTTCTTTGTACCGAAGTCGTATTGGAACATGAAGATGGGGTAAGTCCTGCTGCCCTTCGTGATATGCACGAAGTAGCCGCCTTGCTCCTTGTTCTCCTTGCGGCGGATGACGCGGGCGACTGGCTGCACATGGAACAGCCGCTCCACCTCCCTACCCCACTCGCTGACGGTCTTCACCTCCGCCTTCTTCGGGTCGCCGTAGAAGCCTGCCCCGAACGAGCAGCGGTAGAGCGCCTCGCCCGTGTCCGGGTCGAAGTCGGTAATCACGTCGCCTGTCTTGATTTCGGCGGGGGCAGTGGCAGAAACTTCATCCTTCCCAGCCTTATGGGACGACATCTCCACCTTCAGCCCCAGGGCTTTCAGACTCTCGATGGTCCACTCGCCCGGCTCCAGTATCGGCGTGATGCCGTCCCAGTCGGCATACTGCAGTTCCGTCTTGCGGAACTCACTCCATCCCGTAATCTCCGAGCGCAGTCTGGTCTGCCAGCGTCTGCCCTCGGCATCCGTCTCTTCCTCCAGTTCCACGCTGCAGCGCGTCGCCAGTTCGGTCAGCACCTCCGGCATCTCCTCGTCGGGAATCCTCCCGCCAGGCTTGCCCATCAGCCGTGCCGCCAACTGCACCGCCCCGTAGCCCGTGGCTCCGCAGACGTAGCACTTGAACATCGGTGCCGTCGCACCGTCGCGTGTCTTACTCTCCACCACCAGCGACGGATCATGGTCATCGTGCCACGGACACAGGTAGTAGGCCACGGTGCCCTTCGCATTCGTCCGCTGCGCCGTATGCCTCCACCCTGCCAGTACGTCCACGAGTGGAATCTGGTCTAATATCTTCAGATTATTGTCGTTCACAGTTCGCCCGCCTCTAACAGTTCGTCGCGCAGGGGCTCAACAAGAACCCTATACAGCACGCGCTTCTCCTCTGGGATGTCACTCTCCTCAATCGTCGCCAGCATCAGGTACGACTGAGGTATGCCGAATACCTGGCACAGTTTCTCCACCGTACTCTTACGCGGGAACCGCTTGCCCGTCTCCAGCAGGTTCACGCCGTTGGTGCTCATGCCGCACTTCTCGGCCAGCGCCGCCTGCGACATGCCCTGCTTCATCCGAAGGTTTTTTATTGCCTGTCCTACGTCCATTGCCTTATACCTTATATATATTATTTCTTCCGCGTGTTTTTCAGCCGGTCGATCTCGCGGTTGTATTCGCCGATGCGCTTCTGGTAGTCCGCATTCATGCGCTCCATGCGCTCGCGGAAGTCCTTGCCCTGCTGATCCAGTTCCCGCTCCCTGTCGTGGATGCGCTCACGCAGGTTCTCCACGAGTTGCTGCAGGCTCTGCTTCTCACCATTGACCTGCTTCACCTGCTGTTCCAGCACATCCACCTGCTTCTTCACATTGTCGAAAGCCTCGATGCTCTTGTAGTATAGGTCGTTCAGCCCGGCGACATTCTCTGCCGCCTTCTTCTGCTTCTCGCGCAGGTCGTCGAGTTCTGCTTTGTAGGGGTTATTGCCCGTCAGAGCCATCCATAGGTTACTGATATATTGCTGCATAGCTTCAATATTATTGCGTTATTTTCTCCCATTTTTATTGGGATTTTGAAAAAATTGTTGTAACTTTGGTGCAAAGATACAACAATTTTAGGATATAAACAAAATAATTTTTGAACTTTTAGTAATATTTTTATTATGCCTATGAATGAAGTACGACTGAACACCGGGCTTATAGCCAGTCTGAAGAAAGAAAAACTCTTGCCTGCGGGCGAGATGATCAAATCGACCGTCAGGAACAAGTCCACATGGTACCGATTGATGGACCATCCCGACGAAATCACCGTGCAGCAGTTGATAGCCCTCGCCAACGGCCTGCACATCCCCGTGCGCCGCTTCTTCATGACCGGCAGCAAGTTGGACGTGAACAGGAGCTGCAGGGATTGCGTGGTCCGCGACGGCTACCTGCCCTGCGAATATGATGCCGCTGCGCTACAGAGGATAGTGGATAGCCGACCCGATGTCACATGGCAGAAGGCTGCCGTCGCCACGGGAATGTCACGAGACAACCTGAAGAACTCGCTGCTGGCCGTCCGTCGCACGCCTGTCACCCGGTTCCTCGAAGCCTGTGAAGCACTAAAGATCGCTCCCTTCACCATCCTGCTCGATCCCAACCCGGAGCCGAAGAAAAGCCGCCGCACGTCATCGGGCGGTCAAGACGATGCCCTCCACGCCGAGGTGAGGCAGATGCACCAGGATATCGAAACGCTCAACCAGACTGTAGAGGATTTGAAACAGAAATACGAGAGTCTGCAAATGAAATATGAGCAACTGGCACAGCGACTTCAGGTGAACATCGGCACTATCAACGACAGCCATATCGGGACTATCGGCATTGCCACCGACCCGAAATAATATTACCGACGAGTTTCTCAAATGTTTAGCACCCGCGGTGTCACACCGCGGGTGCTAAACATCCTTGGCGTCATGTGGTGCTGACGCAAATTGCCCTTGATTCCAGACGCCCATATCCCGATATTGCATAAAAAAGAGATTCAAAGCAATGAACCAGGTAGTTGTAGATCTATGGCCCGTCATCACGGGCTCGATTATAACAGGCGTGCTCTCCATTATAGGCATGTACTTCGGATGGGTACACCGATTGCGGACGGACATGGCGGTGGTGGAAGTGGAACTGGCGGAACTGAAGCGTCGCGTGGAAGGGCACTCGAAGAAGCAGGACCAGATACTCTCGGCCATCAACAACATCCAGACCGACATGAACGAGAAACTGAGTAAGATAGCCATCGACATCGCGAAGATCAATACGACACTTACGATTATAGAGCCGAACAAAGATTAAACTGGGATATGGGACGCAGATTCAGACGCAGAATGAGACACACGGGAAGTGAAATAACGAAACGCTGGCACGAACAGATGCCGCGCTTCTTCTACTGGATGGTCGTCGTGGCCTGCGGCGTCGGCGGTACGGCAGCAGCCATCAATCTTGGACTACCCATGGCCGGCGGCACTCACTCTGAATGGTGGGACGAAGCCTTCAGATATATCTTCGGCACCTGTGTCGGCATCGTATTCGCCTGCAAGTTCACCGTCGCCGGAGGCTACAAGGATATCAACCCCGACCGCCTGACGCGCGGCAACATGGTGCTCAACAAGGACATCGACCACATGAGCGGCGAGAGCCCGATGCCGTCTGACGAGCCGGAGATACCCGGCGAAGCTGAGGATTGCGACAGCGACCAGCAAACATAGCCACACAAACACGTTTATATATACACAGAACCGATGCAGCGGTCTTTAGTTTCATACAGATTCTTTTCATAGGTTAGTAGTATTTAGTTTTTTAGTTATTGGACTGAGGACCGCCGTCTGTGATGGATAGCGGTCCTTTTGCGTGTATCACCCGGGAAGAAATCAGAACTCCACGGTGTCAGTATCCTGCCAGTCGTCGTCTGAAAAACGTGGAAGACTATTCATTCTTTTTTCGCTTCATCAGCCAGCCAGCGCTCATTATAGAGCGCTGTCTGCTCCACAAAGCGCAAGATGGCGTTGGCAAGATATACGGCCTCGTGCTCCTTTAGAGACACATAGGTTACATCGGGGTCGTCTGGTTTGTCAGGGTTGGTGTTCTCAACGATGATTTCTATATCCGCGTGGTCTGTCACGTCCTCGTTGGGCTCTATAATCACCCTTTGGCTCCCGCTTTTGAATTTAAGAATCTGTTGCATAATTCGTTTCGTTTTATTAATTATTCGTTACTTGTTCGCGATGTCCTCCATGTCCGTTATCCAGCCGTTGGCAGAGCGCAGCTCGTTGAGCACGTCGTCCTTGATGCGTCGCTCGCGGTCGTCAGAGGGTTCTGCCTGGTTCAGCAGGTCGTACAGGGCCGAGAGTTCTTCCCTCGTGCCGGTGATTTCAATCGTTGTCGTATAGCCCGCCTGCGGGCTGTGGGGCGTGAAGTCGGTGTGCATAGTTCGTACTCTGTTTAATGATACAGATGCGCTATCCGGAGATATTCTTCGTCAGTCATTTCGTCGATGGCCCCGCTTTCTTCGAGTGCTGCAACATCATCTGTGCTATCTTTATAGCCTGTTCGTATGTCAAAGTCATAATTCGTGTAGCTTTAATTGATTCTGTAGGAATAGATGTAATCGACAGAGCCGGGGTCGGTGAAGTGCTCCTTGACGATGACGTTGTAGGTTTCCTCGCCATGCGCCTCGTCGTTCCATACGCTGACGTTGGTGCTGACGATGACGCGGTGTGTCACCTCGCCCTCCATGCCTGCGTCGCGGAACCACTGCTCGGCTTGTTCATCACTGGCGACGATGGTGTCGTATTCAAGACTCTTCTCAATGGCGGCCACGATGTCGGCCTCACATGCACATTCGCTGAAAGTAAATTTTGGATTCATATTCGTGTAGCTATTTAATTGTTTCGTTGTGGCGGTGCAAAGATACGAATAAGTGAGCGAAAATCCAAATATATTTGAGATTTTCCGAACGTGAGTATCTTCGACCGCAGGTCAAAGATACAAATAATTCCTGATACTTTGCGCTCGCATTAAGATTTATTTATTTTCTGTCACGGTCAGGCCACGCTTGGCGGCCTTCTCGTAGAAGTCTCGGCGGCACTCCTCGGTGGGGAACCACGCCAGCGTGCGCAGTTCCCTGCCGTCGGGGGCCGTGAGGGTGAGGGGATAGACATTCTCGGTCATAGGGCGGTGATGTTTAATACAGGCCATACTGCCCTACCCTTTCTCCTTTATCCCAGTCATGTTCATAATAACTGCCACGATAGCACTTGCTGCAGAACTCGCCATCGTGCTTGCAGGTGTCGCAATAACCAAACTTTCCCATAGCCGTTACTTGTTTATGTTTCCTTTATCTATTAGCTTCCCGTCTTCCCAGAGTTCTATTTCTCCGTATGTGAGCTTGGGAAAATCGTGGAACATCATGGCGAGATACGCCTGTTGTTCTCTTTTGCCCTGTATGCTCACTCCTGTCAGGTTGTTGAAGATGATGGCGCAGGTGGGATTTCCCTCGCCTGGCGCATTCATCACCGTTTGTCCGTTCTGTATGATTTTCTGTGCCATAGTCGTTTACTTGTTTTGTTGTTCAACGGTAAAATACTGCGAGTCGTCAACTATACTCCGATCTTCACCAACCCATGTCACGGCTCTGTCAGGCTCCAGTGTCCTGACGTGACCCTTCATTTTGAAGTGAAGCTCATAGTCGGCTTCGTCTCCCGCGAAGACAATGCCCCACGTTTTGCCGTCGTTCCATTCCTCGTCAACGATGTCGGTCGCCTGGTTCTTCTTCGACTTACTGAGTGTTGTCAGATCGTCACTGACAATGGCCGTCACCTTGACGACCTCGCCGTTTGATTTGAATGTGCATTTGATAGTTCTCATAGTCCGTATCGTTTTATGCGTCTATCACGCCTTGGATATAGTCTATCACTTCACTCTCCAGACTGTCGATGGCCGTCTGCAGATTGTCGATGTTTTCCTGCATGGCTGCGCCGCGCTCGCTGCTCTGAATGCCTTCAGGCATATTGTCAAAGGCTTCTTGCTCTTCGTTCATGAGGGCCTCAATGTCGTCCTTGATTGTTCCGAGTTGGTCGATCAGGTCTTCCAGCCGCTTTCGTCTTTCTTTGTTCATACGTTACTTGTTTTTGGATTTGTAGATGGTTGTGAAGCCTGTTTCACAACCAAGTTTGTGGTATTTCTTGTCTAATTCCCGAAAGCGTTCCATAGTCGCTTTCTCGTCGATGAAGTTATCCCATCCACACCGATGAAATTCACAAGCCGCCTTGTTCAAATCAATAACGCCAGCCACATAGTCCCAATACAGGGACTCGTCGGTTGTTGGAATGTTAAATGCGCCGTTCGTATTCTTCAGAGGAGCGTCCACCCATGGACTGCCGACGGCACGCAGACGTTCACGCCGCTCCTTGTAGTGCTGCAGCAATGCAGCAGCTTCGTTTTTCTTTGCCATAGTCGTTTACTTGTTTTAATAGTTTATCGTCTTGTAAATCCAGTCGATGATTGCCTGCAGCGTCTCGTCCTTCAGTTGATCAGGGCGGACGTAGAGCTGCTGCGTGTCATAGAAGTATCGGAACTTGAAGGCCAGCGGCATCTGCTCGTTGTCAGGGTCGTAAATCATGGCCTGACAACGCTCGGTCATATAGACTCTGCCCCAGTCCACCAGGCATCCGTCGAGATCGTGGAGCGACTTATCAACCCAGAAGTCCACCACGAGCTTTCCATCCTCGTCGTCGTACATGCTATTGTAGAGCCTACCCAGGTTACGGGAGTGTTCGCGGGCATCCCAGATGTCGGCCATCAACTCCCTCAACTGCTCTACCTTGGCACGTTTCAAGTCACCGAAGCGGTAGGTATTGCCGCTCCGCACGTCCTTGATATACTCGATATCCTCAATGCAGCCTGTGTAAGTATTGAGATACCACTGCTTCACATCCTCCAGGGTAGAAAACCTGATGTCAATCACAGCCGATAACTGTCCGTCGGCCTTGTCGAAAATCTGTACTAACATAGTCGCTTACTTGTTTTGTTGTTTAATGAAATGTCTGCTGTTGATGCGCTCGTACTTCACGCTGCGGTCGAAGCGTTTGACGAGCATCCGTATTTGAGTGTCGGTCAGGCGGGGGCAGTCTTCGTACTTGAATATCTTGGCGTCGCCCTGCCTGTGACCGAAGTTCCGCAGCGGGTGCCAGCGGACGAGCCCTCGCTCGTCCGGCATCAGCACCGCCACCTCATAGCCGTCGTTCCAGTTGAGTCCGAATTGCATAGTAGTTTACTGTTTGCTTGGGTTACACCATGCCGTGACGCCGTTGTAGATGGAGCGGTCGCCGTGGCTGAGTTGATTGATGAAGTTGCGGTCGATGCGCTGGTTGCCTAAGTAGCCGAAGCCGGAGCGCAGACAGGCTTGTATCTTCGTCATGCAGTCGATGATACCGTGCCTCATGCTCCACTGCTTCAGCACAGGATTCTCGACCTTGTATTTCAGGTCGAGAATCTGTCGTGTTGTCAGTCTAAGTTCTTTTGCCATAGTTCGCTTGATGTTTTAATTTCGGGGGTTAATACTTACTTCTTGCAGGCCCACTGTATGAACCACAGCCATGCGAAGAAGCCCATTATCCAATTCTCAATCATTCGTTTTGTTTTTAAAGGGTTAAACTTTTCTCAATCTTTGCGCCACTCGGTCGTGATGTACTCGGTCAGGATGGTGTGGTTGTCGTTGTCGAGTTCGCGCCAGAACATCTGCATGGCGGCCTTGTTGCCGTACTTCTCGTAGCAGTAGTCCCACTTCTGCTGCAGGTGCTGGCGGTTGCAGTGACCCTTGGGATGGCGCACCATATAGTCGAGCCACAGGTTCTCGTCGTCGTAGTCCATACACCAGTCGCTCCAGAGGGTAATGATATCCTTCGCCTGCTGGACGGGGTTGGCCACTGGCCCGGAGTGGTGGCATACGTCGAGGGCGAACTCGTCGAGGGTGTGGGGGCCACTGGCCTTGCGTCCGTGGTCGTAGAAGGCATGGAAGGCGGCGCTGTTGAACGTCAGCGTGTGCTGTCCGCAGGCTTCACCGTTGCCGTCGAGGGCGGTCACGGTAATGGGGAACGGTGATCCGTCGTGCTCTGGCAGCACTTCCGGGTAGTCGTCGTGCCAGAACTGTTCGAGTGCGGTCCACACGTCGCCGCAGTCCGCATACTCAAAATAGAAATCGCTGTTGCTCACGTTAGCACGGAGCAGATAGTTTGCTGTTGTAATCATATTTCTTGAATTGTTTTTATCGGGGTTATTGTTTCATCTTCTTCTCAATCTCTCGCTGTTCGGCCTTGTTTACCCAGCGGATGATGTCAGCATCGCGGCAGTCCTTTGCCGTCACCAGCCAGCCGTCGGCCTTGGCCTTCTGGATAACGTCGTTGGCGTATGTCTGCTCCACGTTGTCGAAGTTGTAGATTTCTCCAGTCCGCTTGGTGTCGATAGACAGGCGGTTCATCAGGATGTGCCACACGGTGCCCTCGTTCTTGTAGAGGTTTCGACGCTTGGTGGTGGTCAGTTCCTGCAGCACCTGATTGGCGGTGGCGTCGAAGGTCTGGTGGTAGAGTTGCATCTCGTCGGCTGTGCTGGTGGTGACGATGACGTCGCGGTAGTCGTCTGTCTTGTAGTGGCGGAAGGTCTTGGCTCCGGCGAAGAGTCGCCCCACTGCGTCCACCTCGTCGGGCTTTACACATCCGCTGATGTTCTGCGGATGGCAGTAGAGTTTCTGATTGTCCTTCGTCAGTTGCGGACATGAGCCAGAATGCTCTTTGCGCCATGCTTCGTCAACCAGCGCCCATCCTGCCGCCTGCAGTATAGCTACCACCTCGTCGAAATACTGGCGAGCGTTCTCACGTCCCTGCTGACGCTCCTTCTCGTACTTGTCGCTGTAGCCGAAAGTGTAGGTGTAGAATGGCACTTCTATGCGGTAGTACACGTTGCGCAGCACCTCTCGTCCGAAGCCTCGCTGTGGGTCGTGCGGCTCATGTCGAGGTGTCATGTCGATAACGATTTCGTTCATTCCGTTGGGATTTTCTTTGGTGATGATTGTACTCATAACTTGAATTGTTTTTTTGTTGGGTTAATACTCTCGTTGTTTCTACGCCACCACGCGGTACACCTTCGGTATCACGTCGTTGCTCAGGCCCACCTCCACCCTTGCGCCTTCACTGACGCCGAGCTTGCGCATGGTGTCCTCGCTGCCCAGGCTGGCCTTTTCGATGGTGCGGCCCAGGATGGTCACGGGGTCGAACCAGGCTACCGGGGTGCGGCGGCCTGTGGCTCCCACGGTTATCTCGATGCGGCGCACGGTGGTCACGGTGGTCTGCGGCGGGAACTTATAGGCTATCGAACCCTTGGGGTGGTGGTCGGTGAAGCCCTGCTCGATGAACTGTTTGTTGCTGTTCAGCCGTATGACGATGCCATCGACGGGAATCAGCAGCAGGTCGCGCTTCTCGGCCATCAGCTGTAGTATAGCCTCTATGTGGGTGCCGTCGTCAGTCTCGTGGTAGCAGGTCTTAAAGCCTATCCTCTGCAGCGTGTAGCATGTGTGATCCTGCCACCTCATGCTCAGGTCGTCGCCGATGCAGTCCCACGCCCAGAACTCCAGCCGTGCCATGTCGGCGCTCGGTGTCACCTGGTTGCACAGACTGCTGGCTGCGCTTCGGCAGTCGGCATACTGTTTGCCGTTCTGGTCGCGGAGCCCTTGGAGGTTGGCCTTTGGACATACTATCTCGCCGCGCACTTCCACACGCCCTGCCATTTCGCTGGCATTGATAGTCTGCGGCACGGTGTGCATCAGCCTGACGTGCTGTATCAGGTCCTGCCCCGTGGGGCCGTCGCCTCGTGTGCTGGCCTCGATGAGCCGACCGTCCTGATAGACGAGGGAGCACGAGATGCCGTCGGCCTTCCATGAGAGCATCCATGTGGGCATAGCCGAGAGACCGCCGCCAACTTTCTTCTTCATCTTTCCGAGCCAGGCCGTCACCTTCTCCGTGGCCTGTGCCTTCTGGCAGGAGAGCATCGGTGTGCGGTGGCGTATAGTGCGCCGTCCGTTGCCGCCGAGGTCGCTGCCCACCTGCTGCGTCGGCGAGTCGGGCAGCGTCCAGTCGGGGTGCTCGCGCTCCGTCTGCTCGATAGCGTCCACGAGGCGGTCGAACTCAGCGTCGCTGATGGTCGGGGCCGAGAGGACGTAGTAGTTATAACTGTGCTGCTTGGCAGCGTTTACTTTCTGGATGTAGTCTTGCTGTGTCATAATCTTGTTGGGTTTTAATTGGGGTTGGAAAATGGGATTGGAAAAGTGATCTCTCAATCCACTTGCAAAGTGATCTCTCAATGCAGTTGCAAGGTGATATATCATATCGGTTTTGAAGCGGTATGATATAGGCGTTCAGAAGCCGACCCTCGGTCGGGTTTTTAGGCCAAGCGAAGGTCGGTGTTTAGTCCTCGTCCTCGTCATCGTCGGGCTTGGGAGTATAGTTCTCGTATGCCGTGATGTACTCCTTCGCCATCTTGTAGAGCGTGTGGCGGTAGGGTTCTTCATACGGGTTCAACACTTTACCTTTCTTCAGGTCTTCGATGCACTCGCCGAAGTCGCTGGCGGTGCCTTCAAATCTGCAATAACTCATGTATGCCATAGTCGTATCGTTTAATCGTTATACTTTTTTCGGATTAGCGTACAACCCCTCGCAGACATCCCATGCGTTGTCAATGACTGAGATGAGGTTGTCGGCGATTCCTTCTTGCCCGTCCGCAGGAGCCATGTCGCTTGTCAAATTCTCCAGCAGGTCAGCACGGAACACATACAGGTCCGTGCCATCCACGGCGAAGTCCAGCCCCTGCTTGCGACACTCGTCAATGGCATGACGCAGGGCGATGATAGTCTGATTCTGCTCTTCCGTGGGAGTCATAACGTGTTTCAGTTCTTCACGCTTGCGCTCGCTCCTGGCTTCCTCGATGGCTGCACGCCGACGGTGATATGCTGCTGACACACTGCCTGGCTCATGTTTGCCGGGTGTAAAAATCTGCAGCGATGACTGACATGGGACGTACAAGATGCCGTTCTCCTTACACAGGAACACGTCGTCAACCTTCTCGCCCGCAGCCTTGTAGAAGTCGTCATAGTTATAAGGCTCGTCGCCATCGGCTACATAGCCGAAGTTACTGCTGTCCAGTTTGCAGCAGATTTCATGAATGTCGTCGTTCAGGCCGAAGTCTGCGAACAATCCTCGCGGCTCGAATGTGTAGCCGCCGTAGGTGAATGATTTCTTTGTCATAGTTCCAATTCGTTTTAATTAGTCTTAATTCGTGTTCGTTATAAAGGGCAAAATCGTGAAGTATACTTCTGCCGTGCGGCAAGTATACTTCCCGCGAGCGGAAAGTATACTTCACGAAATCGGGGTGTTTACGCCGCCTGCTTCAGCCCGCCGTCGCTCTTGGAGGCGTTGCCCTCGGAGCCGTCGTTAGACTTCTTCCCGTTCATCTCGGCGTTGATCTTGCGGTCGAGCTTTGCGAGGTCGGCCTTGGCGCGGCGCAGCTCGTCCTCCTTGGGCCACGTCTGCTTCAGCAGTTCGCCGAGTTGGCGGATAGTCACGTTGTTGTCGGCTATCCAGCGTTGCCAGTCGGCGATGCGGTGGGGCAGCTCCTGCAGACAGTGCAGGGCGTAGAGCGATGCCTGGCGGGGTGAGAGGTGCGACAGCCTGCCGTTGTTCACGGTGTGCAGGATGCGGTTGCCCTGCAGCGAGAAGAGGTTGGTGTATTCCATCGACTCGTTGCCATCGGCATCGTGAATAATCTGCTCGTTGGTCTTCACCAGCAGGTCGAAGCCGTATAGCTGGCCTATCTTCAGACGGACACCCTGCGTGCGGGCCGTCTGCTCGATGCGCCACAGCCGCTCACCGAGAGCCTTCTGCTGTCCGGCATAGTCGAGAGGCTTGCCGTCGGCATCGGTCTCTGGCACGGTGAACCCGTCGAGCACCAGCATGTTCAACACCTCGCCCTGCTCGCCCAGCTGCTTCCGTGCGTCGAACTGCTGCTGGTCGGCCTGTGCGTCGCTCACATCCTGCTTCAGCCGCTCCACGTCCTTCTGCAGCCTGTCGCGGCGCTCCTCTGCCTGCCGCTGGTCGCGGTGGAAGTTCTTCTTCTCCACCTCTAAGGCGGCAATCTTCTTGTCGAGCTTGGCCCTTTCCAGCAGGTCGGTGTTGCCGGAGAGGATAGCCATATACTCTGCGAAGTTCATATTGCCCTTCTCGTCCATCGAGCCCTCGTCGAGGGTGCGCTTGCCCAACTGTCCCTGCTTCAACTGCTGGATGAAGGTCTGCTTGCAGTGCAACAGGTTGAACTTGTAGGCATCTAACGACCGCTTCACGGCGTAGATGATTACGGCGACCTTGTTGTCGCCATAGTCGCGGGCTATCACGTTGCCTTTACGCACTGCCCTGCCGTCGCGCTGCTCCAGGTCGGCGGGGCGCCAGGGGGTGTCAAGGTGATGCACCGCCACGACTCGCTCCTGGGCGTTTACTCCCGTGCCGAGCATAGAGGTGCTGCCGAAGAGGATGCGCACGTCGCCGTCGTTCACCTCGTGGATGAGCTTCTTCTTCTTCGTGTCGCACCGGGCCTCCTGGATGAAGCGTATCTCCGAGGCAGGTATGCCGTAGTCTTCCACCAGCTTGCGCTTGATTTCCTCGTAGATGTTAAACTTCCCGTCGTTCTGCCACGTCGAGAGGTCGCTGAATATCATCTGCGTACCCTTCACATCCTCGAACTTGTGATAGTACTGGGCCACCATCTTGGCACACATCGAGGCCTTGCTCCGTGGGTGGTCACTATACGAGGGGTCAATCAGTCGCATGTCGAGCGACATCTTGCGGGCAAGGTCCGTTGCATACAGCATCTTCGCCATCTCCTGCTGCTTGGTGGGGTTGTCGATGCCTATCAGCTTGAAGTTGCCCGTCTCGGCAAACTTCATCAGCGTGTGGATAAACTCCGCCTGGTCGGGGGTCGGTTCGATGTGCATCAGCCGTGCGTACTTCTCAGGGCGCTCGATGCCTACGTCCTTTGCCGTGCGGTAGTCGGTTATCTCGTTGTAGAACTGCGCCAGCTCCGGCACCTTGATAAAGTAGCGGAAGCGCTCCTTCAGCACAATCTGGTTTGTCAGTCCGAACTCATACTCCTGCGTCTTGCGGGTGAAGATAGCCGCCCAGGCATCGAAACAGGTGATGCCCTGCTTGGCCATAGCCTGCGGTCGCAGATAGCGGAACAGACTATACAGCTCCGTCAGGCTATTCGTAATCGTCGTGCCACTCAGGAACGTCGCTCCGAGGTCACGCCCCGTGCGCTGCTGAATGGTTCGTATAGCCATGAGCAGATTGTAGGCTCGCTTCGAGCCCTCCGAATTGCCTAAACCTGCCACACGGTCGTGGCGGGTGGTGAAGCCGAGGTTCTTGAACTGGTGGCTTTCGTCGATGAAGATGTGGTCGATGCCCATCATGCGGAAGTCCACCACGTCGGACTTACGCTTCTCGATGGAGCGCAACAGACCCTGCAGCTTGGCTCCCAGGTTGGCCTTCTTCTTCTCCAGACCGCGCTTCAGTCGGCTCGACACGCTGTCCCACGAGCCATACAGTGCGCTCAGGCTCTCGTTCAGGTGGTTCAGCTCCTCACGTATCACGTCGGCCTGTACCTCGTCCGACTGCGGGATAAAGCCGAACTGGTCGTGCGACATGATCACCACGTCCCAGTCGTTGTTCTTCATGCGGTTGAAGAAGTTCTCGCGCTCCTTGCCTGAGTAGTCGGCGTGCTTAGCGTAGAGCACGCGGGCCTTGGGGTAAGCCGTCATATACGTCTCGGCAATGGCAGCCACGTTAGCCTTCAGTCCGATGATCATCGGCTTGTGGCAGAAGCCCAGTCGCTTCATCTCGTGGGCGGCGAGACACATGATGAGCGTCTTGCCGCTGCCTACTTCGTGGTCGCAGATGCCGCCGCCCTGCATCGTCAGCATCCAGATACAGTCCTCCTGGCTCTTATACAGGCCGCCGCTCACCTTCTTGCCGTCCTTATACACGGGCTGCGGTATTTCGTACTTCGCCTCCAGCCCTGCCCAGTCGATGCCGGGAAATCGTTGGTGCGAACCGTCGAACTGCGGCTTCACATGGCAGTTGAACAGTCGGTTGTATTTATCAGCCAGTCCGTCGCGCAACTCCTTGGGCTGTCTGAGCAGCCAGTCCTGATAGCCCTGTCGGATTTCCTCGATGAGCGTGTTAGCCTTCTGCGTAGCCTCCGGGTCCTCGTCCTTCTCATAGCTCTTACCGCTGGCGGTCTTAATCTTGCGCCCCATCTCGTCACGGCGATACTTCATCATCTTTGGGCAGGAGTTCTGCAGTGCATGCACCAGCAAATCCATACCGTCGAGCGACTGGCTCGCCTCGCTGCTCACGGCATACTGCGTATATATTTTCTCGTTGCCACGGTCGCTGTCGCAGGCATACTGGTCCAGGTTGCGGTCATACTTCACCGTCACCTCCACCTTACTGCCCCACTCGTCGCCCTCCATCGAGAAGAACTCTGAGGCAAAGTCCTCGTAAATCTTCGTATCCACCCATCGCTCACCCAGGTTGAAGTCCAGGTCATCGAATGGGATAGGCTCAGGGACCGACTTCTTCAGCGCATCAAGCGAGCGGCGGATATAAGCCTCCGTCCTGTCGCCCCGTTTCGCCACGTCTGCCGTTCCGCGCGCTTCCTCTGCCTCTGTTCCACCGAGGTTCTGGTACTTCCGCTTAATCTCGTCAATCTTCTCAATCACATTCCCGCTGACGAACCGCGCCTTAATCTCCCACTCCTCGCTCAGGGGGTTATAGTATATCTCCCCGTCCAGCTCGTCGCATATCTCTTCCTCGCTCTTCCCCGTCAGTGCAGCCATATAGCGCACGTCGGGCTTGCCGTAGTCATTGAGCGACTGTGCCAGCGCCTCGTGAGCGTCCGTCACGCTGTGCATCTCGTCCGTCGAGAAAGCCACCGGCTTCTTGAAGATGTCAGCCTTGCGCCACTCGCCGTCCTCCAGTATCTCCAGCGTCAGCAGCTCCTTCAGTTTCAGCTTCTTCGCGGCTTTCAAGTTTTCGGATTTGTTCAGCGGACCGAACTTCTCCCTGAAGTTATCATACGCCCCGTTCAGCCGCTTGCGGGCATCCACATTCTCCTCCATCTTCGCAGCCTCGCTATTGTAAAGCTCCTGATAGTGGTAGTTGATGGCCACCAAATACATAGCTCTGGCGTCTATCTCCTGCCACTGTCCGCCTTGTTCCTGCTTCTCGCTCTTGCGTTCCTCCTTGCGCTCGCTCTTGCGGTAGCCGCTCCCCGCCCCTGTAGGGGAGGGGTCAGGGGTGGGGTCACTATCTTCCCCCTCCGTCGCCTTCAGCTTCTCTGTCAGGTCCTTCGACAGCACCTCGCCCAGCTGATGTGCAATCCCCTGCACACCGTCGCGGTGCTGATACACAAATGCCCGCTTTCCATAGGCATCCGTATCAACCGTCCACGCCGTAGCAATCACTCGCTCCGGCCACATGTCGAAGTACATATTCGTCGGGCACCCGCCGTCCTCATATTGCGTCAGCAGCATTGTCTCTTCCTCCGTCAGTTCACCTCGCTTCGAGTCCTTCTGCATCACTAAGAGGTCGGTGCCCACCTCCGTTCCGCTCTCCTTGAACAGGTTGTTCGCCAACCGATACGCTCCGATGAGCCGTGCCTGCTTCAGTGCCTCACCTATCTGCTCGCCGTCGCGGTTCAGGTAGTTGCTCGTGATGATATACGCCAGCACCCCACCCTCTCGCAGACAGTCAAGTCCTTTCAGCACATAGTAGCGGTGGATCATGCGGGCCGCGTCCCTGCGCACCTGGCTCTTCGAGTTCGTATAGTCAGGATCAAACACGCGGATGTCGCCAAAGGGAACATTCGTGCTCACCAGGTCATACTTGCCCAGCTCAGATGCAGGGATAGTCTCGAAGCCAGCGACATGAACATTAGTGCGTGGACCAGCCCAGCGATTCAGAAAAATACCCGTCAGCAAGTCCTTCTCAAAAGCCGTCATCGAATAGCCGAACTGCGTCAGTGCAATGTTCTGACTGCACACGGCTCTCATAAATACTCCCATGCCAGCCGCAGGGTCAAGAAACGTCTTCGGCTTTATCCAGCCCTTCTTGTGAGTGCTGTAGTTGATCCTGCCCTGATGTTTCTCCTCGCCGTAGATAGCACCGATAATGGCTTCCACCAATACTTCCGGCGTATAATAAGCCGTCAGCGTGCTCGCCTTCAGGCTCTCCACCCATGCCTGATATTCCTTATCGCTATTGCTTGCGTCTCTCAGCAGCGTATGCAGTTCGATGGTGTCGTCCACATACATCTGTTCGCTCTTGCTCCATGGCTTATCCAGCGGGTTCAGCACGAACGTCATCCCCCCGAAGCCCGTGTATTTATCCATCACCGATGCGTCGCCGTTCCCAGTCAGCGCATACTCTATTGCCGCGATATTGTCACGTAGCCGTTGTAACTTACTCATAATCTCGCTTGTTTTGATTTCGTCTGTTGTCAATTTCCTATCATTCACGAACAATCTCCTGATTGCTTATACCCAATCTGGAGATTGTTCGTGAGCAAGTTTTCTCACGCCGCCAGGCGGCGCTTCAGTTCGTCGAGCGTCACCACGGGAATGTCGAGTGCCTTGGCCATCTTCAGCTTGGCCGGTCCAACGCCGCGCCCCGGTACGTTAGCCGTGCCTACTACCAGATAGTCCGTCGATTTGTTCAGTTCGCTCTTCACCGTGCAGCCCATGCCGACGATGGCCTCACGCGCTGCCGTCCTTCCGTAATGTCCGATGGCGCTCTCCGTGAAGCACCCGCTGATTACCACGTTCAGTTTCTTCTGTTCCATAGTCGTTTCGTTTTAATCGTTATCAATTCCCAACTCCCTCTCCAAACACTCATAGACGTTGAGCATCGTGAGCTGCGCCACGTCGTCGTCGAACAGTTCACGACCGTCATACTCACCTTCGCACTGCATCTTGAAGCGCGGATGTTCGCCGTCGATGAAGCTGACAGAGAATACACAGCAGTCCTCGCCGCTGTTGTACTTGTCGAACCAGATGACATACGGACAGTGGTTGTCGCGGAAGTCCTCGTAGTTTTCCACATGTTCCTCGCCCTCGTGCTCTTCCAAATACTCATCCTCGTTGACAGGGCAGAACTGTACGAGCACGATGTTCTCGGCTCTCATTTTCTCGATGATGCGCTGGCGCACCTCGTTCACCAGCGGATAGATGTCTTTAATGTGTCGCATAGTCTTGAATAATTTTTAATTAAATTTTTAGTTAATTTCTCGCCGACAGGCGACCCGATTACTCAGGCCGCCTGCTTCTGTACTTTCTGTGATTTCCGTGTGACCTTCGCCTTCACATAGCTTGTCCGCTCGAACACATAGCGGACTGCCGTGCCGATATGCACCCGCCGTGTGCCGTCGGGCTGCATGGTAGAGCGGCATAGCGTAGCGCCCTCGTCGCCGACACTCACACCCACCATCAGGTGCAGCATCGTCCAGTCGTCGTCGCTGACTGTCACCTCGTCGTCGATGTCGCCCTGGCTGAACGCCTCCGTCACGCCGCCCAGCTGCTGCAGGATGCGGGCCTTCGTCAGCACGTTCATCTTGCGGTTGAAGTCGGCAGCGTTGACCGTCACCCGTCCAAAGCACTCCTGCCAGGGAGTCGGCTCCGTCAGCTGGAGCCAGTCGTTGAAGAGGTCGGCGGCAACGACCACCTCTTCCACCGTAGGCCCGTCTTCCCATGTCACCGATGACTCGCCGTAGCGGTTGGTCTTGATGGTGAACGTCACCCCAGGGAACTTCCCCTTCAGCACCGCCTTCAGGTTGCTCACGGCCACCGTCTGCTGCTCCGCGTCGGTCAGTCCCCGGCTGATAGTGATCAGCTTCGGCGCCCACTCGTCTATCAGCGGCCTTTGCTCCGCTTCGATCCTCGCCTTGCGTTCCGCCTCGATGCGTGCCTTCTCCGCTGCCTCGTGGTCGAGCCGCGCCTTGATGCGGTGCAACTGGTCGCTGAACATCACCTCGTAGTAAGGCATCACGTAATAGTCGCGGATGGTAGGGTCGCCTTTCGGATTGCCCATCATGCAGTAGCGATCCGAGCGAAACAACACCACCTTTGCCACGCGCTTCGCCTTGCGGATGCCACTGGCGGGGTCGGCCTGCTGTATGGTTTCCCATCCACCATAGACAATACCCGACTCCATGCTGCCTATCAGCTTGCTCAGCGAGCCGTTCATCAGCGAGAAGTCGTCGCACTCCACGATGTACTCCACCATCACCACCGTCTCTTCCTGCACACCGTCCTTCAGCACACAGCGCAGCACGTCATCGCCGGAGTCATTCGTCAGGTTCAGCGTATTCAGCCGTCGTGCATAGATGAAGTCGCCTACGCTAATCGCCTTGTGGCTCTTCGTCTTGTTCTTCCGTGCCTGCTCCAGCACCTCGGCCAGCCGGTTGCGTTCGCGCTCCTTGCGCTCCCGTTCCTCTCGCTCCCGGCGCTCCCGTTCTCTCCGCTCGCGCCCTCTTGCCGACTTGGTATAGTCGCCGTTCAGCTCCGCCTTGCGTTCCTCATACTGCTGCTGCATCTCCTGGAACTTAGCCGTTGCCTCCGGGTCGTTAGCGTTTCTGTCCGGGTGCATCTTTATTACAAGCCGCCGGTGCTCCTGCTCCAGCTGCTCGTGGGTCATACAGTTTGCAAAATAATTCATATTGGTTTCAAGTTTCAAGTTTCAAGTTTCAAGTTTATGCCGCTGCCTTATAGTGCTTCAGAAGTGCCTCCCGCAGCCTTTCGGCAAACGTCGGCTCCGCAGGTTCCGTCTGCTGCTGTACCACAGCAGCCCTCGCCTTGGGCTTTGCTTTCTTAATAGTAGCCGCCTTGCTCTTGCCCTCGGTCTTCACCTCCGGCAGTCGTGCCCACTTGCCGTTGCCGTCCATGCCGAACACCGTCTTGTTCAGCAGCGACTGGCAGGCATTCATCATACAGAAGTCGCGGGCCACGCCGAACACACCGTCCAGAGGATAGCCGCACCCGAAGCCCATCCTGGGGTCGCGGTCGTCGGTCTGGACGAACAGCTTCACCATCGTCCAGCGTCCGTCGTATCTGAAGTCCTCCACGCCGTCCGTCGCCTTCATCCTGCGGATAAGCACGTCCGGATGTTCGCACTCGTCCACGTCCACCTCAATCTGCCCTATAGGACATTTCTTCCACATCTTGTAGTCGCCCATGCCGTTCCACACATCGGCGAACCCCAGTTCACAGCTCGCCACATTCCGGTCGAGCTTCGTGCAGTGCTCCCACACAATAGCACACTGCATGAGCAGCGCCATAGCAATCCGCTCGTTGACCGTCTTCCCCGTAATCTTCACGTTCGCCTTGGGCTTTCTCTTCGGCTTCTCCGGCTCAGGCTCAGGCGGAACGTCATCGCCGTCCGCACCAATCACCTCGTTTATCAGTTTCACTCCTTCGTCGCCATAGTGCTCACGGATGCAGTCTTCCATGCTCTGCCCCGCATCCTCATAGTTGCCGTGCTTCTCGTGCAGCCACTCGTCGAACTTCAGGGTGTCGATGCACAGCTGCTTAGAAACAACCGACATCAGCCCGTCGTAGAACGGCTTGAAGCCGATGCCGAACACCGCCATAAACTTGTCGCCCAGTTTGTTCAGTTCTGAAAATTTGTATGCCATAGTCGTATATCTTTTAGGGGTAAATAATCGTAGTTAAAAAGATGCAGCGTGTCATCCCGACAGGCTGCATCCATCAAGGCTGCGATTAAGCGAGCCTTGAGTCAACATTCAAAATCAATTCGCCCAGCCGGAGCACCCGGCTTGGGCATTTACAAGTTATGAAACGCTTTTTCATGTCTGATGGCTGATGGCTGAAGTTGCCATGCGGATTGTGCTCTGACATCTTCCATCTTACATCATCCATCGTAAGTTCGTGCCCCGCATCCGCATCGAAGGGTAGGTTAATCCGTGCGGGGCTGTGATGTTTACTCGTCTAAAAGTTGTTTCACTGTCTCACTCTCTGCATCCTCCTTGCTCAGCACGGCGGCACCCAGCCACCCGTCGCTGTCGTCGATGCCCATGATGTAGGCTCGTCGCTCTGCCTCGGTGTCAAACTCGCGCACCGTCAGCTGGCCCTCGCTCATGTGTTCCGCCATTTCCTCCACGCCGCCATTGCAATAAGCCTTGGCCGCATACTCTCCGAAGATGATAGTCACTTTGTACTTCTCCATAGGTTCCTTGCACTGCTCCGGGTTCTTCACCCTCGCCAGCACATGCACCAGGCACTCGTTGATGTCGCCCTGCACCTCATGCTCGAAGTCGCCCTCCGCATAGTAGTCCGGGTTGCTGCCGTCCATGTCGGTGCTGGCGATAGCCCAGTAGCCCTCGCCGTCGTAGTCCGCCACGATACGCTTGCCGAAGGGGCGCAGCGTCTCGTTGGCCTTGCGCAGCGTCTCGTCGAAGTCGTGTTCCGTCACGTCCAGCATAATATCCGTGTTGATATACGCCGGCTCGCTGTCGTCCTCGCTGTCATACTCAGCCATGTAACCGCCGCCTGTCAGCCGCCCCGCCTCGTCTTTGCGCAGGTTCAGCTCGAAGTAGCCGCCCGTGTCGCTCTCGTCGTCAGCGATAAGCACCAGAGCCTGTTCCTCGTCCGGGTAGTTGCGGTCCAGTTCCGTCCGCATCCCCTCAATCTCCCGACCGTCTTGGGTCGTAAACTTGTACTCGATAATCATAGTCGTTACTTGTTTTTGTTCAACACCTGCCATACGCTCTCATACACCATCTCGATACCGGCGCAGGGCTTGAAGTGCTCGAAGTCGTTGGCACCCCAGCACTGGTAGGCATCGCCGATGTCGCCGTTCTCGTTCTGCTCGGCCAGTTCCTCGGTGTCGATGTCGAGGATGACGTCGAGCATCAGCTGACAGTCGCGGTAGTACACCTTGCTCACCTCCATCTCCATCACGTCGGCCCCGTCGCCCGGATAGCCCACGACATAGGCATGGTCGCAGTCGCTGCCCAGCAGGTCTACCTCCTTCACGCCGTGTTCCACCATCATAGCCACCATCTCAGCCACGATGTTCTTGTGCAGCTCCTTGATGTCTGCATAGAAATCTTTCTTATCCATAGCCTCTCGTCATTTGGTTTCAAACATATAGTCCCCGCAAGGGGTGTCGATAGTAATATCAGAGTAGCGCAGCACGTCGTTGGCCGTCTCGCCGTTGAAGTAGTGGTTGATGATGTCCACAATGCCGTCGTCGTAGTAGTCGCCGATGTACTGAGTCAGTAGCGATGCGTAGTTGTCCACATAGTTCTCTTCGGCGTTCAGGTGGTCGATAAACTCCTGCAGCGGCTCGATGAATCCCGTGTACTCCACGTTGCGCCACGGCCCATCGCCCTGGTCGTCGCCCTCGGTATAGGTGTAGCCCCATACGTGTATCTGCTTGCCGCCCTGTCCGTCGTCCTCAATAGAGAAGAACTCCACCTCCTTCGGCTCCGTCACCTGCGGCAACCGCAGGTCGTACTTCTGCACCACCATTGCCTCATACTCCTCCAGTCGGTCCAGATACTCCTCGTCGTCCTCTCCATACTTCCCGACGAGCCACGTCTCCATCTGCACCGCTTCCTCAATGATAACCCCCGCCACCTCCAACGCACCGCCGTCGGTCTCAGGGCTGTTATACATCTGCTGATAGAGGTCGGCGGCCAGCATCACCGCGTTCTCCATCTGTTTCCTTGTGAATAGCTCTTCTGCCATAGTCGTTTCGTTGTTTATAGTTTCTCGATTATTCTGTCCTCACCGATTCGCTCGAAAGAGCTTCTGTCGGTCATATTCCACTTGCTGCGCGGCGTCCTCACGTCGTACTTGCCGCTGTCGTAGCAGGCGATGATCTCAGTCCTGATGACGCATCCGTAATACGAACTGCGCACCAGCACCTTGTCGCCCACCTTGTAGCGTCCAGTCTGCGGCGGGTTCATACGGCGGTGCATCCGTTCCATCTGGGCTATAGTCCAGCCCTTCATTCCATGTGTACTGTCCATAGTCGTTTCGTTTTAGATCATTATCACATCCGGCGAAGCCTTTACGCCCTCGCTCTTGATGATACTCTTCCATCTGGGCGACTTGAACACGTCCAGGTCTTTCACCTCGTACTTGTGGGTATAGCCGCCCCACGCCCCCACGCTGTCGTCGTAGTCGAAGTACACGAACACCTTGCCGTTGTCGTACTGCCTGACCTCCGCGCCGCAGTAGAAGAGCCTTAAAGAAATATAGCCCAAGTCCCCGCTTATGCAATACTTCCCGTCTTTAGGGTTCAGCCCCAGGTTGTCGCGGATAATCTTTAGTTTGCTGCGGTTGAAACTGTCCGATATGCTGCGCACCATCGTGTCGATATAGTTTGCCATAGTTGTTTGTTATTTTGTTACTCTGTCTTAAAAACCCGTTACTCTGTCTCTACGCCGCCATCGGCATAGGCAGCATCAGCGGGTGCATAGCCTTATTCACCTCGTCGTAGCGGCGAAGGATGTAGTTCGTGGCCCGCTGCACATGGTCGATGACCTGCGGGATGAAGTCCTTGTCGTCGCGGATAGCTTGCCGCCAGTTCTGCACGTAGGCAATATGCTGTTCGTCCAGCAGTCGCCCGATGCCGAGCATCGAGCATACGCACGCCGCCGTCAGTTCAGCCACGAACTCCTCACGGGCATAGCCCTCAGAGCCGAAGCCCTCAGAGCCCATGTCACGCTTCAGTTCGCCCGCCGTAGAGTGCGCCATCTCGTGAATAGCCGTCGAATAGAACAGCTGGTCGCCGAGGAAGTGGCTGCGCTCCGGCAGACGGATGATGTCCTCCGAGGGGCTGTAGTGCGACGAATGACCGCCGAAGAGAATCTTGCAGCGCCACTCGCCCTGCATGATCATCCGCTCCAGCACCTCGTCCTTGGTGCCTGCCTGATAGTCGTGCTCAGGCAGACTGGTCAGTTCCTCCCACTTCTCGGGGAACTTCGCCTTGAAGTCCGTCTGCGATAGGTTGAACTCCGGCCAGGCTCTCATGCTGAAGAACTTGCGGCACTTCTCCTGCTCCTCCTCGTCCAGCTCGTCATACTCCTTTGGTGTGAGCCGCTTGCCGTCCTTATAGAAGTGAGGCAGCATCTTCACCACCGGAAAGCTGCCCTCGAACAGCGGCATCCCGTTGTCCTTCAGCACCACATTGCCCTCCTCGTCCGTCATCATATTGAGCGATAGCCCCATGTCGGTAAGTTGCTCAAAGGTGAGGAACAGCGGTGTCTCCCACCCCTTGATAGCGCACAGCAGGGTCAGGATGAAGTTGTTCATCCCTCGATAGGGTCGGCTCCTGCGCTGATAGTTCGCGGGCTCCATGTGCCGTGGCGCTACCCACGGCTTCGTCCACTGTGCGTCCTCCATAGCGTCGAGCGCATTAGTAAATAACTCGGCATACTTCGCCTTCTGCTTGTCGTTCATCTGGAAGCCACGCTTCTTCTGCTGGCCTCCGTTGTTTCTCTTTGTTGCCATAACTTGAATTGTTTTTAATTGTTGATACTAAAAGCAGACGGCACAGACCTCATGTAGAAGTCCGTGCCATCCGCACTGATAGATAGTCGATAAGATTACACGTTCATGTCGAACGTGAAGAGAGTGCCGCCGTCTGGCTTGCGCCGGATGGTGAACGTGCCGCAGCTGATTACGTCCATGCCTATCAGCACGTCCGTATTGGGCAGATCATGCACGGCCATGTGGATAGGACCCCACACCGCCCCATTAGGGAACCGCAGGAATCCCACCGTCAGCCACGACTGTTGCACACCGCCCAGCCCATTCATAGAGTAGCCACCCAGCGGTTCCATGTGCAGCTTGGCGGCAATAGCCGGAGTAATGACAGTGACAGACGTACCCGTGTCCCAGAGTCCACGCGCTTTTACACCTGTAAACTCACGGTCGCCCGTCATCACACAGATGTTGCAGTCCATCTCGATAGAGCGGGCATAGCTGCCAAAGGTCTCAGCCGACAGTCTCGAACCTGTAGTCGTCCACTTTAAACAATCGTGGTTTAAGTTCTGGTCCTTCATAATGTTCTCTTTCTACTTTCACATATCCCACCGTCCCCTCCTTCGGGAGTGGATAGTCGTCGGGGTTGATAACCTTCGACATATCGAAGGGCTCATTGACCGTCACCACCATGCTTTCAATTTCCTCCAGCGTCATGCCGTCGGGAGGCAGGTCGCGCCCCGTGGCAGGATCCACGTCGTTTAGGAAAGCGGGGTACATCACTCCCACACAGGGATGCGGATGCTCGTTAAAACTCTTGTTCTGTTCCATAATTCACTCGCTTTAGATGATTACGAGTGCAAAGATACAAATAATTTTTGAAAATTCATGGATAATTCGTGGCAATTCGTGTTAAGACCTTTACGCCGCCATAGCATTGACGATAGCCATAGCCTCCTTGTCGCCGGCGATGACACGGCGCATCAGGTCGGCCACCTCCGCCTCGGTATAAGTCTTGCCCTGCGGCTTGGCTGTCTGCGCCTTGGCTGTCTGCGCCCTACCCTCACGCTTCTGCTTGCGCTCCTCTCGCTTTGCCGCACGCTCCTCGGTAGCGGCATCCACCACGGCCTGGCAGTCATCCACGCCCTTTCCCTCATTGAGCATCTGGCATACCGTCTTGGCCACCTCAGCATAGCGTGGGCCGAACAGCAGGAAGTTCACGCGCCCCTGCTTCGTGTTCTCGTAGGAAGCCGATCCGTGCAGGCTGACTGCTTGCTGATAGGCAGCGTCCGTCTCGGCGAACCCGCTGATCTTGGCGCACGTCTTGCCCTTCGAGTTCGTATAGGTCGAGTAGGTCAGCTTGCCCTTGGCGGCAGCACTCCCCGCCCCTGTAGGGGAGGGGCCAGGGGTGGGGTCAGTAGCCTTAGCCTGCGGCTGCTCTGCCCTGGGATTCTCCTGCTTTGGTTTCTCCATCTTCACCGTCTTGGCCTTCGGCTCCTCCGCCTTGGCCTGCTCCTGCTTGGCGGTAGGCTCCTGCGTGCCGTCGCTCACAGTCCACCCGCCTTGCAGCAGCTTCTCAATCTGCTCGGTCTTCATGTTCATTTCCTTGGCGGCATTGTCGCCCATAGCGAAATCGACAGTCACCTTGTCGCCGTTGATAGACTTGATTACATACTTGGCATTGCCGTTACACACACTCTTGCCGATAAGGTCGGTCACCTTCATTGTCTCGTTAGTCATAACTTTGTCCTCCGAATTGTTTTGATTGTTAGAATTGTTAAACTTCGTTTGAGCCTGCTCTCGCTCGGCAGAGTCGATGCAAGCATCACTCTGCTCTCGCTTAATCGCAGCCTTGTCTATAGTCTCGCCGCGCTTGCGCTTAGGTCCTGGCGGTGGGTCCAGTTGGTCGCAGATAGCGACACGATGCCCCGTGCGTACCAGCTTGGGCAGATAGGTGTCGAGTGCATGGTGGGGAAATCCCGCCATAGCTACCCCGTCGCTCTGACGCTTAGTGAGCGTGATGCCCAGCACCTTGGCGCACTCCTTAGCATCGTCCTCATACGTCTCATAGAAGTCGCCGCAGCGGAAGAGCAGCATCGCGTCGGGATGCTTGCTCTTCAGGTCGCGGTATTGCTTCATCATTGCTTCGTTTGCCATAGTCTCACGCTGCTTCAAGTTGGTCAATATCTCCCGTGAATCGCGTGCCGTCGGCATAGAACCAGTCGCCGTCCGAATTGGCCTCGATGTCCTCTTCCACGATGCCGTTCTCATTGTCGCCATAGGCGTTGTACTCACTCTCCCACTCGCTGAAGAATTTCTCCAGACAGTCGTCTATCAGGTCCTCCAGCGTATAGTCCTCACGATACTTGCCACGGTGGTAGTTCAGATAGAAGTCCACGATAGGCTCCACCAGGGCGCAGTCCGTACACTCCCGTCCACGGCGTCCAGCCGCCGGTGATAGGCTCCATGATGATGTGCGACCTGCGCTCAGCTCCACCACGTTTGCAGTAGAGCACACGCTTCTTCTTGTCCCAGTTGCTGTGCTGCCACTCGCCCCTGCGGTTGTCGCGCACAAAGCGGTAACACCACCGCCACAGCAGCCGTCCCTTGATGTCGTCGCCATAAAGGGGATAGTCATACGCGCCCATCACAGGGTCTGTAGGGTCTTTGCGCCTGAAGTCGTGCTCACAATAGCCCACCCGCCAGTCTCGCGCACCGTAGCCCGTAGCACTCTTGAACTCATCCAGCGAAGCCTCGTACTCGCTCGCACGGCACTCCATAGCGATGTTCATCACGCTCCAGCACTCACGCTCCGCGACAGCCTTGCGCACCTCGTCCGACAGTTCGCCGAACTCGTACAGATTGATAGTTATTGTTTTCATAGGTCACGCTGCTTTTCTGTAGGTTATAAACTGATCCTCGATAGCCTCGGGGATATTGTCGATACTCACGCGGTACGCATAGGCGATGGCCTTGCGTGTCTTGTTGATGTTGATAGTCTTTGCCATAATTGATTTTGTTTTAGCACCCTTTCGGGTGGAAATTGTAAAAAAATGGGGTAAGAAAATGCGCTACGCTTGAAAAAATCTTCTTATAATTTTCTTACAAGCGAAGCGCATTATTTTAGAATTTCCCGCCGACAGGCGGCAGTCTGATAATTTCTCGGCTGCAAGCCGATAGATACTCACGCAGCCTTAGGGTCATACAGTTGCGGGCCGCTCTGGAGCATCCACATATTGCAGCCGATAAGCCGGTCTCGGTTGCCGTCGATAGGGTTCTCGTTCTCGTCGGCCACGCCGTACTCCACGAGGATGCGCTTATACTCATCCGTGCTCAGCCGGTGCTTCGAGCAGTTCACGGGGTTGTCGCTGGTCACGTTGTTCAGATCCACGCTCGGCTCAGAGCGCAGATAGCACTCGCGGACGAATCCGCCGAAATCAAACTTTGCCATAGTCACTCCTCCCTCCTTTATGCGATAAACCCGTGGAACGGGTGCAGGTCCACGATGATAGCCTTGGGCCCGTACTCCTCCGCCATGTCCGCAAAGGCGCACTCCATAGCGGCCTTCTGCTCGGCGGTCATAGTGGTGTTCATACTGGCAGCCACGGCTGCGGTCATAGTCACGATACGTGCGCTCTTCTTGGCGGCGCTGGCCATCTTCTTGATTTTCATAACTTGTCCTCCTGATTATATCACGTTAAACACATCTCCCTCGTTCACACTCTCCACGCGGACGTTTGCGCCCTCGTTGTTCATACCTGCTGCGATAGCCTCGCAGATAGCCTTCTCGCCAATAAACAGGGTGGCGATGCCCAGCATAATCTTTGCCATAATCTTGTGTAGCTTTTTATTGATTTTGAATGTTTGTTTGTCTTGATAGTTCCCCACCCCTCTCAGGGGCGGGGATAGGGGCGGGGTCACGCTGCCTGGTCGTAGGAGCGCGCCCCGTCCTTCAGGCTCGTGTGTTTCGTGCGCTCAGCGGGCATGTCATACACGCCCAGCAGCGCACTCACGGCGATACCCGTCGCAAACAGCGTCACGATTACAAGGTTGTCACTCGCGCCGTGCATAATCAGCACACACGCCATACCTACGGCCACGATAGCGGCCACAATCATTTTCAGGAAAGTCTTCATACGTTTGCCCTCCGAAAATATTTTTTTTGATAGATTTCACAATTAAGACCCGCCTCCGTCGTGGGGGCAGGCCCGATAGTCCGTTAGTCGAAGTTGAAGCATTGATCGATAAATGCCTGCAACTTCGCGTCGCTCCACTTGCACCCAATACTGCGTGCAAACTTCATGAGGATGCGCTTCACGCCTGCCTCGTCATACGTTCTCGCGTCCCGCAGTTCCTGGAACTTGGGGCGCAACTTTACCAGTAGTGCCCGTTCTGCCATAACGATATATTTTCCCGGCCATACCATTTCCTGCCGATAGCCTTGTCCCGATTGCCTACACGCTCCGCTCACCACCTCCCGATAGTCCTATAGAAGTGGGCTTTCAAGTGTCTGGGCTTGCGTATGGACGTTGCCGTCGGTTCCTCGCAGTAGTGCCGATAGTTATCTCTCGCTTAATACATCACGCTCTTGCATACACATGTCAGGCGGCTGTTGCTGAACCGCTTCACCGTGATAACCCTGCCCACGCTGCACACCTCGCCCTGCGCCGTCGGGCGCTTAGTCGATGTCACACCGCCGCTCTTCGTATAGTGGGCTCCGGTGTTCACATGGGTGCGCTTAGTGAAGCGCGTTCCCTTGCCGGCCTCGAACATCTGGCGGCGGCTCTCCAGTCCGCCCCACTCCTCCTGCTCATAGGCCTCCATCACCTGAAGGCTGGTGCGATAGGCTCCCTTCAGTTTGTGGCCACCCCGGACCACCATAGTGCTCTCGTACTCCACCACCTGGCGTTTGGTCACGGTCTTGACGTGATGAAACGTGCGGCTCTCGCGGATCTGTCTCATTCGTGCAATAATAGCTTTTTCTGTCATGTCTTCTTGCGTTTAGATGTTAATACTTGCACAAGGGGCGGGAGTCGAACCCGCCTGCGCCCATAGAGGGCGCTGCCCATATCTGCTCCCCTGTTACCTTGCGGATAGTCCGGCTCCAGATTAGAACTCCACCTGGCTCTTGCGGATAACCTTGGCCTTGTTGCTGATGCCGTCCTTGTTGGTCACCTTGTCGAACACATAGAGCTCGCCCTCGAACTTGTCCCATGCCTCCAGGCTTTCCTGGGCCATCTTCTCAAACTTCTCGGTGAAGGCAGCCTGCAGGATACCGGTCAGGATAAGGCGGGCATTCCACTTCTCGACAGCCACAATCTTCTGCACCGATACACCCATGTACTGGCTCTTCTTCTCGTCCCATGTGTAGACCTTGCGGCCTTTCTCGTCGCCCTCGGTGGCCTCGTAGCCGGGCACGCCCCGGTAGATAGCCATGTAGCCGTCCTCGGTGAACACCTTCCATGCGCTCTTCAGGCTCTCGACGTCGATACGGCCGGCCTTATACTTCACATCCACCTGTCCGAGGATGTCGGCGAACTTCATCTTCTTCTTGTCGCTGATAGGAACCATGAGGGAGCCCATGCCGTCGAATACACGGAGGGCCTGCTTGAACTTCATAGTCTCGGTGAACACTGCACCCAGAGCCTTGTTCATAGCGGTGAATGACAGGTCGAGACTGATAGCAGGGGTGTTAGCCTCCATGTTAGCCAATACGTTCTCGACATTGTTCTCTACATTGATAGCGGGAGCGTTTACGGTCTGCTCCATGACCACTGCATTCTGTGTCATAACTTTAATTGATTTTGATGATTCTGACAAAAGCGTCATTGTGCCCATAGGGGGGTGCCGATCCCCCTGCACCGATAGTGCTCACTTACTCTATGGGTTATAGTGTCCGCCATTGCTGGCGGTAGTTCAGTTCACTCCAATATACACTTGTCCCTATAGGCTGGCGCCTATAGTGCCTACCCGGACCTTCCCTGCTAATCTGACATCACGTCAGGTCGTGGCGGGTACTATTCCTTTCGTTTACTACCGACTGCATTATAGTCCGCTCGATACTACCTTGCACCCATGCAAGCGTTTTACCGCTTTAGCCGTTTTACGGGCTACCTGGGCACAATAGCAATACTTTGCCGTTGCCGCCGTTGTCCATTACATAATCCATACATAAAAGTTACTATCTGTCAGCCCTTTGCCCAGTATATCGGGAACTTCAGCCGCCCACACACGTGACCCCATGACTATTGCCCATGCAGTTCGTTTCCGCTTACACGTTCGCACATGACCCCATTGGTATGCTTTACACGGCCGTACTAAAAAATACGTTCGCTTTTTATTTGGATATGTAAGTATTTCAAAGTTCGCTTGTTCCGTTTGTTTGTTTCCGTTCTCGTTTCGTTTGGAACTATTGCAAAGATACAAAATTTCTATTTACTTTCAAAACAAACGGCAGAAAATTTTGTAAAGATTTCAGAAAAAGTGATATTCCTTTCGCGTACATTATCTAAAGAATGGGCTGGCTACCTTTACACCCTACCTTTGCACCCTACCTTTACACCCTACCTTTGCAGCATATTTGCGCCAGACGGCAATCAGGGCGCGGACAGCCGTCCGCCACAGCGAGGCGCGGGATGCTCGTCGTGACACGCACATGTTTTCAAAAAAAAAAGTATTATGGAAAATGATATATGGTACTTTCAAAAAAAAACAATGCTGCGAACTTTCTAAAAAGAAAGCCCGCAGCATAAAACAAAGTAGTATTACCTTAACTTGCTACTGATACTATCTTAACACGCTACTGATACTTATTCGACATCGCCGTCGGCCACCACCTCATAACAGTCGAGCACCCCGGCCACCGACAGTATCTCGGCGTTGATGATTACGGTGTCGGCCTGGCTGATATTGCCGTACATGTTCGATGCGGTGTTGCTCAATACATTATTCTTTTTTAGCATCGACCACCCCAGCAGCCTTTTAGTCATCGACATGACATTCAGATACTTACCCAGTTCCTTTATCGGTTCCACCAGCGCCGGGTCGTAGGTCTTGCCCCGCCTGTTGGTAAACGTCTGCGTACTGCCAAAGATCAGCAGCCTGCTGCGCAACTCGTCGGCCAGCAGAGGCAGCGCCTGGTTGATGGCACTTATATGCTCGGCATTAAACCGGCGGGGGTTGCCGTGCCAGTTGTTGTGATGCTTGAAGCATGATAATACTACCTTCTGATCGATGTGGCTCAACTCGGCCAGCCGCGTCAGGATGACGTCGTGGGCCAGCAGATACTTATAGAGCGTGTCTTGTGTTACCTTAGTTTTATTCATATTAACGTGTAGTTTTATACTTAATTTCCGTCGGCAAAGATACAAACTTTTTATTTACCTTCAAAACCTTTTCCCGATTATTTTTCATTGACCCCTAAAATTTAACATTTGAGGTACAAAAAAAATAAAGCGGGCCACCTATCTTCTCAGACAGGCGGCTCGCAGCGTTCTTTAATTTATTCGATTCTTCTAAACTAAATGCTTACCTGGCTCAGGCGTTCTGCCATCAGGTTGATGCCACGCTGAATGATTTCACGGTTCTTGCCACGCGGCACGGCCAGCCCCGCCTTGTACTTTCGCATGAGCGAGGGGTTGATGCCCATCCACTCGGCCAGCGACGAAACGTTGATAAACGGGAAGGCAGCAAACAGCGCCGACACGGCATAGACGAACTCTACCTGGGCATCCTTCCACGCCGGAGCCTCGCCGCTGTTTTGCTCAACATACGCTGCCTGCTCCTGCATCATCTGCAGGAACTCATGCCTTACCTCTTCTTCTGTCATACCATTGGCATACACCATCGGCACACTGTCGGAGAAAGCGGTGTAACCACCGTCTGATCCTCTTTCGATAATCGCTTTAATTTTCATATTCATTCATTGACGTTGTTTCCGATTTTCATTCAGTGTCTTAAAGTCAGCCCGTCGCTTGAAGGCGGGCCGACCGACGCGCGTTACTTTTTCTTTCTCTTCCTCCACTCCCTGTAGGCTTCCTTCAGCCCCGTCTCGCGGAGCATCTTGTCGAGAAGCCACGGGCCTATCTCCTGTGACGGGTGGCGACCCACGGGGATGGAGTAGTCGAAGTCTGGGTGGGCGTACCGGTAATGGTTTGTACCACCTTCGAGATGCCAGTTATGGCTCTCGATGAACTTGTAGAACTCAGAGAATCGCATAATAATAAAGAACGTTTGTCTTAAAAGACGCTGCAAAGGTAACGAAAATGTTTCTATTTTGCAAGAAAAGAAACGAAAAAGTTTCTATTCATCTGTCGTTTTTAACATTTCTTCTCTTTCAGATAATACTCCCTCAAATCAAACCCCAGCTCGCGGGCCTTCTGCTCCATGCGGTGCAGGTTCTCGTAGGGGTTCATGTGCAGGGTATGGTGACACTCTGCGCAGGCTATCTCCATGTTGGCGGGATTGGTGCCGTACTGCGGGAACTCACCGAAGGGCAGCACGTGGTGCAGCTGCAGTTCGTCGAAGTCAATCGGCTTACCGCAGAGGTCGCAAGTGCCGCCGTTCTGCTTGTAGTGCCGATGCTTGAAACAGGTGATGGCCTCTCCGTAGCGCTGCGAGCGGCGGGCGACGGCAGAGGGGTTCATCTTCTTCATGCGGCAGTTGGTCAGATAGAGCCGCCAGCCCATCAGCTTCAGGCGGTAAATACGTGTCTTGCTCATACGTCAGTCCTCCTTCATTAATCCCACGAGTTTTCCTCCAACTGATTGTCGCTGAACTTGCGGAAGCAGTGCAACAGGCTGTTGTCGGGGTAAGTGATTTCGTCGTCTTCGATTTCGAGCTGGCTCAGTTCTGAGCGGGCGATGTTGCGCAGCGACGACTTGACAAGGGCGTCGCCCCGCTGCACGTAGATGATCGGAGTGTTCTTGCTGTCTTCGCGCTCTCCGTTGTAGAGTTGGCGCAGGGCCCATAATTCGGCATCCTCAGTGAAGTCGCGCTTCAGTTTTGTAAATTCCACCTCCGGCATCATCTGTGCCAGTTCGCGGCGCACGGTGCTGATGTGCTTGAAGTCG